TCAGCGGCCGAAGAGTCTTCGAACAGAGTTCGCCAATCGACTGATCCTCTTGTGCCAGCGCGACTTGAGAGGCTTTTTCGCCCAAGGCGTCGCTTGCCGGTACTGCAAATACAGGGGCTGGGCGGGGTGCTGGCAACGAACGGAGTTGGGCTTGTCGTGCGTGAAATGAATGATTGCGGGATCATCGGCGTGCGAATGCAAAATCACATTCCAGCGGCGATCGAGGGAAGCAAATTGCCCGACGAGCGCGATGTTCAATGCGTCCTGATCAAAAAATTTCAGCCTTGCGGCCTGTGAGCGAACGATCTCAAGGCAGCGCTTCGACAGACCCCTGCTCAACCATTCCCGGACATTAATCAGCAGAACGCCGGAATTCATAGTTTTCGTTCCGTCCGGAAGCTTCAGACGCGAAGTGTCCCGCTTGGAAACGCCGCCCACTGCAGCCACCGGCATGCCGGCCATTTCCAGCGTCATCAACGGACGCAGACTGTCGACCACGATCGTATCGGCGTCGAGATAGATTAGCCGCCCCTCCTTGCAGCCAAGGAGGTCCGGCAAGATAAGCCGGGTATAAATCGACCGGCTCCAGTTGCTGTTGGTCTTCAGCCCGTCAAATTGTCGAAGCGTCTTTTCCGACAACTCGAACAGCGTCAAGCGGAGCTGCCCGCCGCACATTCTCAGATGCGATTTATCCTTGGAGGTCAATCCATCACAGAAGACGACGACGTTGGCATCATCGACGTCGCCGTTCAGGGCCAGGGTATGCAACATCACTCCAGCAAACTCGACAAACCTGCGGTCGATGGAAGTGACGACAAAACACTCGCTCAAAGACAAAGTCGGCACGTCAGTTTCTGCAAGCATGAAGCCCCCCACTCTCACAAGGCTATCAAGACGATGGCCCGCTACCCGCCCATCCCTCAGGGGAAGGCCGCCAAAACGCTCAGGCGCTAATCGAAAAGATGAAGGGAGAACGAAATTCCACGGATCCTTGGGGGCAATAGGCTTGGATCCTTGGGGCTGTTGGCTTCAAAACCCCAAAAGAAAAATGGTCGGAGCGGCGGGATTCGAACCCACGACCCCTTGACCCCCAGGAGAGTTGTCTACTCTCTGCAACCGCATGTAGCGCAGGCGTTTGTGCCTCGTCAATAGGCTTACTTCGGGAATTATTTCGGGACTCTGTGTCCCGAGCTTGCATCCGCATCAATGCTAAAAAGCGGAAGCTTGCCGTCGTCTCGCTGCTGAATCCCCTTGAACGAAGGATGCCGAAGCTTACCATCTTGCGTCCACGCGCGATACTCGACGGTGGCGACGAGTAGCGGCTGCGCGAAGATTGCGCCCTTCCGCTTCAGCGCCACCGGCGGCCGGCTTGCCGGGATCGCGTCGAGCAGTTCACGAAGCTGCGCCGATTCCTTGTTGCTCCATCCCGTTCCGCACCCGCCGACGTAGACGAGTCCGTCGCCCTTCCGCGCTGCCAGCAGAAGGCGGCCGATTGCGCCTGGCATCGTCGATGGCTCATAGCCGACGATCACGAAGGTGTCGCGGCGTGCGCATTTGATCTTGAGCCATTCCGGCCGGCGTCCGGAGTGATAGGGCTTGTCCCGACGCTTCGCGATGATGCCTTCGAGCCCGAGCTCGCAAGCGGCACGGAAGAAATCTTCGCCGTCTGCATCAACCTCCTGCGACAACCATATTGCGCCAGCGTCCGATACGATCCCCTCAAGCATTCCGCGCCGCTCGCTTTGAAGAAGTCGCCGGAGATCTTGGCCGTTGAGATACAGAAGATCGAACGCGTAGAAGCTTATCGCGTCTCCGTTGACCGTCGTCGGCTTGCGCCCAAGTGACCTTTGCAACAAACCGAAGTCCGAACGGCCCTGGTCGTCGAGTACAACAGCCTCCCCGTCAATGATGGCCGACTTGACAGCGAGCTCCCGCGCGCCGGCGACGATCGCCGGAAATTTCTTTGTCCAGTCATACCCGCCGCGGGTAATGGCGCGGACGTTTCCTCCCTGTATGTAGAGGGCCAAACGATACCCGTCCCACTTCACCTCAAAGGCCCACTCCGGGCCTTTCGGCGGCTTGTCGACGAGGGTCGCGACACATGGCTCGACCCGCCGCGGCATCGGATCGGCGGGCGGCGCTGGTGGACGTGCTTTCTTCGCTGTTTTAGCCATCACGCATTAACGCACGAACGCGCAAAACGCTGCAATCGCCAGCCGTAGATTTGAGGCGCTCCGGAACATCTGCCGAACGCGTAGGTTCTGAACCGGCCTGTAACCTGCTGGCTGCAGGATTATGGGCGGGCTCTGGCGGTTTAGCTGGGGCTCGATGGCTTATAGCACGCGCGCTCGGATGGCCCTGTCGTGAATGGCAGGGTCATTTCCGGGGACACATCCTTGCCAGGCACCAATCCCAATAGGTCTCGACCATCTCCGTCGCCTCGCGCGCGGTGTCGCAATAGCCCTGGTTCGGCGTGGGTGGCGATCCTTTAAAGGTCCGGGGGACAGACCCGGCCCAGTTCCAGCGACCAGCCGTCGGGCCGCCGGCCTCTTTCCGGATGCGGCCTATGTAACCGATGCCGTCGAAGCCGAGCCAGTCAAAGTCGGTCGGCGGGTCGTTGGCGTCCAGTTCGGTGCGCCGCCACTGGTAGCGGGGCTGGTAGGGCTCGGTCATATTCTCAGTGTGATAAGACGCGCTAGAAAATCAAGCGGTCCAAGGAACCCATTTCGCCGGCGGTGGTTTATGGACCGGGTCTGGTTGCCAATCCCCTCCGGACCTATGTTTGATACCGGAACCTTGTGGCCTCGTCAGTCGCCTTTCGGGGCCATCTTTTTTCTTTGCGGAAGGAGTGTCGCAATGGCAACCAAGGACACCAATGCAACGCCTGAGCAGGCGAAGCCGAAAGACATCCATCAACCCGCCGGCCGCGAGAAGCACCGCGACGAGGAGTCGATCGCCCCGCCAACCGTTCAGCCTCCTGGCGCCAAGGACACGAGCGAAAAACCCGAGGTGAACCCCGTAACTGGGGTGGCGACGTAGGAGCGTTTTTTTACGCTGATTCCCGGAACCCAAACACGACGTGAGCGTTTTTAGCTTTGTGGAGACCCTGAACCCCCGATCAGGGTGACACCTTCACAATCCCTCCGGAAGTGAAGTCTTCTCGATAGGCGCTTATGGCCTCGTCAAGCCCCGGACGAGGCCATTCCTTTTCGGGACCCTTTAGGTTTTCGCGTGAACACTTTTGTCCCTTACGGCCGCGGCGGGTCTCGTCATAGCCTCCTCCGATCTACAACGGAGGACATGTCATGGAAATCAGACGTCCAGATGTCACCAAAATGACCGATGAAGAACTGCGCACGCTCTGCCTGGCAGCCGTCGCCATCTGCATCTCCTGGATTGATCGGAACGAGGACCCGCTATGGTCGGAGATTGCCGATGAGGCTTACCGCCGCGGGTGGACGAAGACGGATACAGTCGCAATGCATTGAACTGTCCAGCATGGTCCGCAGGGACGACCAAACCCCCACATATCTTGCGGTGCAAAATTTCGTCTTATTTGCGCAATCTTGCGAACCTAAAAGGACGCTGATTCGAATAACTTTTGGACGAGGGTTCATGATTGCAAGATATTTGAGCTATCCCTTATTTATTGTCTCAATGTCGCTTCTTACAGCCGTCATTCTGCCGTTTAATATTCTGCGTGACTTATATAATCTGGTCGCGCGATATGCCGTGATAAGGATACCGCTCTTAATCCTTTGCGTTTTCGCCGTTATATACTGGGGACCGTCCTTTTTCGACGTCAAACTGGCTCTGCAGACGTGGCTGAAATCGTAGGCGCCAAAGCTGGGCGAACCGGTGAACGGAGATGTGGTCAGGCTTGACCCGCATCCTTTGAAACCTATTGTGTCGCCGATCGAAGGAGTCGCCGGCACATGAAAAAAGCATTCGTTCTGCGGGAAGAGCCTTTTGATGGCTACAATTGGAATGTCGGGGATCACCTAATCCACGCCGGCGTTGACACGATTGTTGACCATCTGGGCCAGTTCACGCGCACTTACGTCAACAGAAAGCAGTTCGGCTTGCCCGATCCCAGTGAGCGTGCGGATTTGCTGGTCTATGCCGGCATGCCTCAGTTTGCTGCAACGGATCGCGCCTCGATGGACGATCAGGCGTGGGCAATGCTCAGACACCGCTTCCCCTCAACTCGGGCCATCAACGTTGGGTGCGGGACAGGCTATGCGTTGCATGTGAATAGGTTGTCCGTCGCGGCAAACATGGCGTCGGAGTATTACAACAACTGGTACTACGCGGCGCAGTCGGACGTAACTTATGTCACGCGCGATCCGCTAAGCTGGCACTTCCTTGACCTCCTGGGCCTTGATGCAACGCTGGGCCTTTGCCCCTCGCATTTCGCAGTAGCTCCGCCCGCCAGCAAGAAGTATCGAATTGGCGTATCGCTCGCCCACCCGGAAACCAAATTCGACCAGGCGCAAAAGTCACGCCTTCAGTTCGAGCTCGGCGAGCTTTATCAATCTCTATTGGCCAAGTACCCAGATGCTCTGGTGATCTGCCAGGAGCCCGTCGACGTCGAATGGGCGAAAGCCTTGGGCATAACCAACCTCGTATTGCCGCGAACGGTCTCTGAGTTTTACGAGGCTTGCGGAAGCGTAGGGACGCTGATCTCCACAAGAGTGCACGCGACGGTGTGCGCCGTCTTGCGCAACGTGCCGACCCTTCATCTTGCGATCGACGGACGCTCCGATCTTCTGACGCCGTTGATGACGTGCGGCCTGACCAAGTTGAACCTGTTCTGGCATTCGCAGGATGAGATTTTGGACGCTGCGCAAGCGCTGGTCGAAAAAGGTACGCACATCGATCCACGCCCGATCGTTGATCGTTTCAGGTCCGCGACGGTGGACCGTCTGGCCACATCGCTCAAGCGCATTGCGAAGAGACAACCTTCGCCTGGCAATGTCATTGTCAACCCAGGCCATATCGCGAGGATGGCGGCCGGTGACGTCATTTTTCTGACCGCAGAACATTTCAGGGCAAATGCGGGGAGCAACAAGGACGAGCGGATCGTTTTTCCGCTTGAGGGCATCGGAAAGCATGTGGTTTTCGGGCCTTACAAGCGCCTGCCGCGGGGAAGATACGAGGTGGTATTCGACCTTGAGTATTGGGGACGGGCCGGCTCTCTCGATTCGGAAATGACGTTTGATGTTGCTGTATCCGGGGAGGTGCTCGCCGCGGACCGCATTCGGCTCAGCGACCTCCTGACCAATCGCCGGATTGTGCGGATAGAGTTCGATCACGAACGCGACAAGCACGACATCGAGTTCCGTATTGAGGGCTTCGGCCATTCTGGCCAACTCAACGTTGCCTTTTCAGGGGTGAGGCTGAGAGCTCTGTAAACTTTCACCCCTTCCCAATAATCACGAACACGACCCGCCTGATGGCCTCGGCGAAGCTCACGCCGAGCGCCATCGCGGCGATGCCGGTGACGCCAAGTGCGCCGATGCCCATCAGCTTCCACCGTTTCACGTCGTCGGTGACTGGCTTCATCTCCGAAACATCCTCACCGATCGTGGCGACTGACGCCTCGACGTGCCCGACACGGTCGACGAGCTGATCCATGCGTTGATGCACGGCGGCACGGCTCGTCGCCGCCTTATCTTCTGCCCGCATCGAACCTTCTTCTAGCCGCCGGATCGATTCTTGCAGGCTCCTCATTCCCGCCACCAACTCGCCGAGCTGGCGATGCACTGCCGCATCTTCAGATGGTGCCATTATCCCCGTTCCCCATGCCTCTGGCATTCCGCCTTTGTCCAGATCGCTGCAGCGCAGATGCCCACGGCGGTCCGGTCAATTTTCCGCTGATCTTCCGGCGTCGCCCCTCGCGCGCCGATGAGGTCAGTTCCGACGACCCGCCGCAGACCGTCGACACTTGCCGGCGCCGTAGTCCCACACGCCGCCCCGATCGAGGCATAGGTCAAAGTCACTGCGAGCATCGCTCGCCGCATCACCGCTCGCATTGTTCTGCCTTTCGATCGAGGATTTGTAGTCTTCGGTTGCATCCCGGCGGATCTCTACGACGAGCCAGGTGATAGCGGCGAGCACGAGCACGCCGCCGATGAGTTTCGACCAGGGGATCAGCATCACGCCATCCTCTCGACCTGCTTCGCCACGGCCTTCCGGTCGGCGTTCTTCCGCCAGTAGAGGAAGCCGGCGATGGCGCCGAGCGCGAGGAGTAGGATCAACAGGTTCTGCCATGGTATGCCGCCGATCGCAGTGAGGATCGACGCGCCGCCGCCGCTGACGGCCGGGACGATGACCTCTTTCGACTTCCACCACGGCGCATCGAGGCTTGGCGGCGTCACCGGGACTGGAACCGGTACCGGCTTCTCCTCGGTGACCGGCGCCGCCTTGACCTCAGGCCTGGCAGCCTCGCCCGGGGTGAGTGCGACCAGAGCCTTATGCATGGCGGAACGCGTCTTCGGGCCGACGTCGCCGTCCACGTCGAGGCGTTGTTCAGCTTGGAACTGCCGGACATTGTCGGCCCGATATCCGAGGAGAACGAGCGAGACCCGCGCCAGGCGGTCAAAGCGATCGGCCAAGCCGTTCTTGCCGCCGTTGATCTTCTTCGTGATGGTCTCGGCGTCGCCCTCGTCCGCCCACCGATTGAGGCCACGAGTGTCCCAATAGAACAGGGGCACGAGCCCTTCCCAAGGATCGGTGTTGACCGCATCCGGATCCTTGACGAAGTCAGGGCAATCGAGGCCGGCGGCGCGGCACCAATCCCGGAACTGGCGATAGTTTTCCTTGCCGGTCAACTGCATGCCGGTACGGCCGCGGTAGAGGTAGCCGTCGCCGTCCTTCTCCGGCGTGTTGCCGAGATCGGTACGGGTGTCGTAGCGCTGCTGCGCCGACGTCGGGCCCCATATCTCGCGATCGTACTTGAAGTCCCCGCTCTCATGCATCAGCTGGGCGAAGTACTGGGCGAGCCGGTGCGGCCGATCCATGCCAAACTTGCTGCCGTATTTGTCCAGCGCCATGAGCACGGACGCGAGGTTGCTCTCGTTCACTTTGCCCTTCGAGGCATCGCGAACCTGCTGAGCGGTGATGGCGCTCATCGGTTACTCCTGATTGTTGGGAGAGGTTCTAATGCGCGTCAACCGGCGCTAATACGAAGCGAAACGCCGGAAAAACGCTAATGGAATGCAATGCGTGTACAAACGAAACTCAACATTTTGTTGACTGCAATACACACCAGTGTGTATAAGAGCACCCATGAAGAGTGGCGACATCATTTCCGAATTAATGGCCGATGGATGGTTTGAGGTTGATCGAAGAGGCAGCCATGTCCAATTCAAACACCCTACAAAGCCAGGTCGTGTAACCGTCCCACACCCTAAGCGAGATATCCCAATCGGGACGCTGAAGAGCATAGAAAAGCAATCCGGACTGAAACTGAGGTAATGACCATGCGCAATTATATCGGGCTGATCCATAAGGACGCCGACAGCGATTTCGGTGTGTCCTTTCCTGACTTTCCAGGTGTTGTAACCGCCGGCACCAGCCTCGACGATGCGCGCGCTATGGCTGAAGAAGCTTTGGCGCTGCATATCGACGGCCTAGTCGCTGATGGTGAGGCAATTCCCGAACCTTCATCTTTGGATGCCGTGATGGCCGATCCTGAGAATAAAGAGGGCGTTGCCATACTAGTAGCACTCAAGACTGAGGCGAAAAAATCGGTCCGCGTAAACGTCACTTTGCCTGAAGATGTCCTTCAGCAGATCGACGCCTTTGCCGAGGCTCACGGACTGACCCGATCGGGTTTCCTGGCAAAGGCCGCTAAACGAGAAATGGAACTCGAGGCGGCGTGACATCACAAACCCGAGGCTTCCCTCGGGTTTTTCTTTGCCTAGCGCGCGCGCCACAAGATTGCTGAATGGAGGGATAGCCGGTAGAGGTTGGCGGAGAGCCAGAAACCAGAGAATGAGGCGCGTCCGTTGTTTGATTTTTTCAAGCGCAAGACAGAAAAGGCTGACGTGCGCGAAGACTTGCCCCGCCCAAAAGAGGCGGAGCCGGCAACCCCAAGAGTGGCCGCAATCAAGATTACAGACTTCATGGAGATGCCCGAGCCTGGGTCGCCTAAATCCTATTTGCCTTTCGTCGGCTTCGTACCTCCGAACCTAATCGGAGCTAAAGAGATCCTGCTCGAAGCTGATGACCGGAGGCACGCCTACCTGATGGGCGCACTTCGTGCTGCCTCGCGCTGGCACGACAAGCTTGATGATCTCTACGCGGACAAAAAGATCAACGAGGCGCAGCGCGACGCACTCAATGCGATGGTTCGAGAGATCGTCGAGGCATTTCCCAAAGAGACGGGCGCCACAGTTTGGCTTGATAGAGACTCTGACCGCGGCGAGAAAGATCTGCACGAGGCGATTAGAGAGAACCTGAAGGCTGGCGTCGGACACATTGCCAGCGTTTACGCCGGTCGAATGGCCGAAGTCGCAAGCACTTCCGCCCCGCCCACTTTCAGCGATCAAGCGTGGCAGATTCCTGCCGAGGCTTTCCACACACCGCTCAAAACTCGTGGGGTTGGCGTCATCTCGTCTGACTTCTCCAACACGAACATGTGCATCATATTCGGCCCATATCAAAAGGTCGGTGCTGGCAGCTACATCGCCTACTTCCACTTGCAGATCCAAGCGGAAGGCTCGACGTGGGGGCCGGAAGTCAAAATTGACGTAACGGTAAATGGAGACGTGGTCCAACAGACCACGTTTGGCGTGTCAACATTGCGCGATCAGGGAATGAACGTCGCTCAGTTGCAGTTCGACCACGTTAAGAAGGATGCACCAGTTGAGTTCCGGGTTTGGACGACCGGAAGACCGCTCTACACGAAACTAATTTTTCGCGGCGTGACCCTGGATCCGGCATAAAAAGAGGCGCCGATAACGGCGCCTCGATTTAACTTACTTGAAGAGCCAGGCCTGAACGCCCGGATAGTCATTCCAGAGACGCCGTTCGACGCCGCCCATTTCCTTGAAGACATGCGTAAAGCCTTCGCGGCTGTACAGCGAGATGTGCCCATTGTGCGGGCCGAGATACCACCAGTTGCGATCAAGCGCCTCTGGATCCCACTGAGCCGTCTGGAAGGCGAAGACGCCCGGCGACTTAAGGTGCTTACGGATGTAGTCGAAAATTTCGCGCGGATTCGGGATATGCTCGATGACCTCACAGGCCGTGATGATGTCGAACTTCCGGTCGCCAAGATCCGGCAGGAAGTAATCCTTGCCGACCTTTGGAGGGATGATGTCGGTGCCCCACACGTTGAGATTCAGCGACCGGCGCCCCATCTCGATAAAGCCGCCGATGCCAGATCCGAAATCAAGAATCTCAGCTTGGTCGAGCCGCGTTTTTAGCAGTTCGTTCGCAAGGGCAACGAGGCGGAATGTCTCAGTGACACGGCCGTACCAGTCCGGGTCCTGGTTATGCCAATAGGTCTCGTCGTAGATCTCGGTATGGTCTTTGTTGTGGTCGATGCAATCCGTGAAGAGGAAATTGCAGTTGTCGCACTGGTAGTACCAGCAATCGTCCGGTTCATCGGGGATCGGATGGTTGGCGCGCTTGTTGTACGGCAACCCGAACTTGTACGTCGCATGCGAGCCACACAGCTTGCACTTCATGTCATCGCGGCGCGGGGGCAGATTCATCATATGCTGTGGAGCTCCAATTGCAGCCGGGGCAGCGGTGTCAACCACCCTCCCCTGGGACTGAAGAATATCATTGCGGCAAAAAGCCAGTTCACAGTGGGTTAGGTTTTCAAGCTCTGACAGCTGCAGCGGAGTAAACACCGCTTCGCCGTCGATACGCCAAGCCTTAAGCCCCATCGCCTCGAGTTCGCCAACAAACTCTGCGACATTCACCGCGGCGGACATCATGCCTGGTGACCATTCGAGCACAATGCGAACATTGGGCGATCGCCCGAGCAAGTCGCGGGCACCACGGATAATCAGGGGCTCAGATCCTTCTGCATCCATTCGCAAAAGGTCGATCTTGGGCAGATCCCTGAGAACGTCGTCCAAGCGACGCGTGGGTACGGTAATGAACTCAGGTGCGGTCTCCATGCTTTTTGTTGGCACGAGACTGCCAGTTCCAATGAGCTTTGGCCGAAAACCGAAACGAGCCTCACCTTCACGATCAGTGACGGCTATGTTGTGCAACTCTGTGATCGGCTTGAAGCTGTTGTAGTCGACCGTCAACGCCAAAAGATCGAAAACCTTCGGGTTCGCTTCGAACCCATACAGCTTACCGGAGCGACCGATTTTGTCGCACATGGCCAGGGTGTGGTAACCCATGTTGCAGCCGACCTCGACAACCGTATCTCCCTCGCTGAGAAGCGACCTGATTGAAGATTCGATTGCCTGCTCCCAAACCCCATCCATGATGATGTGGGGAGTAATTCCTAGGTCGTCAGTGGAAACGAAAAATCGGTGGCCGCGGTGGGTGCGCGTAATACCGACACCGTTACCAAGAAACGCATAGTCAGCAGGCTCGCGCATTCAGGCTCCTCGCAAATTCGACGCCAGAGGCTTAGACCAACTGACAATCACTTTGCAAGGCAGCACCAGCCGCAAAACTACCGGCTGTGTACTAAATTCAGGCGTGCAGCAGGCCGAATCTCAACGTGACCGTGTCGCCGTTCGGAAACCAGTTCCCCGTTCCGCAGGACCTGGACGTCCACAAAGCCTTCCTCTTCATCCGCGAAGAGAACATCATTCAGGCGCTCGCCGTTAAGGTACGGCGTGAACTGCGTGATACCGTGGAACCAATATGGAGAGTTCCGGTCGGCGCTGATCTTCATTGGACGGCGGTTCATGGCATAGATCCTTGCGTTCGCTCACCGTGATAATACCGAGTGGGCTGCGAACGCAAGTCTAGCTTAGAAACTCCGGTTGTTGTTGAAGACGATGGATGACCCTCCATAGGAGGAGAACCCGTTCACCATGCCGGTGTAGTAGTTGCCATCAACCGTGCCGACGGCAGCGCTCTCGCCCTGAAAACAATACGTAGAGCGGGAAAACCCGAAGAAGCGATTTCGAATGATGTCGACTCGGCGAGCGTTCGCGTCGAGGTAGATCATCGGATGCGGCCCAGGCGCACCCGTTTGCTTCGACAAATCGTGGAACTTCATGTTCTCCACCATCACGTCGGATGCACCAATGTTCATGCCACGCTGGCGACCGTTGCCCAGTCGACCGTTTTTCACACGCAGCATCGACACGCCATTACCAGCGGTAAACACGTCGCCATCGTTGCCGCCCTGCGCCGCTCCAGGAGGTTCAGCGGCGGCCCCCGACGTGTTCGCGATGTCGGGCTCGTCGAAGGTGATATCCTTGCCCTTCGTCAGCACAACGGCATTCGAGATCGCGCGATCGACCTCAAACTGCCGAAGACGGATGTTGAACGGAACGGTCCCAGAGGCATCGCTATCCATGTCGAGGCCACGATCGACCCCAAGCAGATAGACGCGATCCCCCTTCAGGACATTGACGGCGCCATAGATGACGAAGCCCTGAATGCCCTTATTGCGCCCTTGGACGGTGATGTTCTCGACATACATCTCGTCGCAGCGACCAACTGACGGGTTCGCGTAGAACCGGTAGCCGGAGCCGCCACTGAGAAGAGAATTGATGGTCGTGTCCACCAGCTCGATTGCATTGACGTATTCGCAGTTGATGCCGGCAAATGACCCATCCGTGCGGATCCCGCGCACCCGCACCTTGCTGCCCTTCTTGATCTCGATATCCCAGCCGGCGGTGCGTGTGCCGGTCGAAACGATGTAGAGATCTTCGACGCTCAGGTAACCAACGGGGTTCGTTCCGTCGCCGATCGCGATTGCGGTGCCTGTGGTCGGCGAATACTCAACGCGCGTCGAAGGGCCAAGCCCGCGCACGTTGATCTTCTGATCAAGGGTGGCACCGTTGTTGAACGTCAACCCACTGCCAAGTTTCCACGTGAAGGTCGAAGGAAGCCAGAGCGTGCCGCCGCCATTTGCCTTGAGACGGTCGTAGGCGGCCTGGATGAAAGATCGGTGATTGGTATCCCCCGCCTGTGCTCCGAGCATCTGAGGCGTGAGGCCAGTGCGATTGATGATGGCGGCAAGAGCCTCAGCGTTGTTCATGAGATCAAGCGTCAGGCTGACGGTCTCGATCGCCTTCTTCACGCGCGCCGGCGACATAATGCGGTTCGTTGCGGTGGCAGCAGTGGCTTCAGCGTCGCTCGCGTAGGGGTCCATGCCGGGAACGGGCGAGAACACCGACCCGTTGTAGATCCGAGACGTGTTGCTGGTCGTATTGAAGTACCAAGCGCCAGCAACGAGCGGATTTCCGTTCGGATCAGTCGTCGGGTCCGCCGCATACGCGCCGAGATAGTATTTTTGGAACTCAGCGAGCGCGGCTTCCGCCGCCGCTACGACCGCCGCGGACGCCTGATCACTGATCAGCCGGAACGTGGTTCCGGAAGCAATGCCCATGACGATCATGCCTGCGACCAGACCACCGGCCGCGATATTGTTGCCGGAATTCGTTTTGACCGTCAGAGGCGCGCCGCCGTTGAAGCTGATGGTGACGGGGCTCGCCGTGTTAGCCTCGAAGATGTTCGTCCAGACGAGCGCCGAGCCGGAGACCGGAATGCTCGTCGTCGCCTGGATCGCGTTCGGGGTACCGGTCCCGATATCGGCAGCGATGATGAAAGAGAACGGGAGGTCTGCGACGCGGGTCCACGAGCCAGCACCGGAAGCTCCTACCTTCATGTAGACCCCGTTGTTGCCGGCGGTAGCGTCACCGATAACCCAAGCGGAGGAGTGCGCGGCATGGGCTAGGTCAGCGTCGAGTGAAGCCTTGCTGGTGTAGATGAGGCCACCGTTTGCGATGAACGCACCTATGACCCCTTCAACCCAGGTCCCCCATTCGCGGATCTGCGCCTTGCTCGGTTCATAAGGGTTGGAAGAAGGGCCGTCGGCCCAGATCGTCGTCGCTAGTTCGACCATGATTGCCTCATGAGAAAGGGCTCCGGCTCGCGGCCAGAGCAATGAAGGGGGATCGGTTATGATTAGGTGACGATGGTGGTTACCGACGCCTGCGTGGCCGAGGGCACGCCCGAGATGTTCTCGGCGCCGCACCAGTATTTCCAGGTTCCGACGCCAGGCGAATCGTTGAACGAGATCGTCTGGTTAGCGGTGACCGAGTAGGTGCCGATCGTCGTCGCAGCCGCGAAGCTCTGACCGGTCGTCCCGCGCTTGAAGATGAGGAAGCGGGTGTTGTCGTTCGCGGCCTTTGCGCTGACCGGAACCGTTGCGACCGAGTTCGGCGCTGTCAGGTTTGTTGGCGTGCCTGGTGCGGTCGAATCAATGGTCGAAGTGATGTTCGCCGTGACTGACCAGTCGGAGTATTGACCGCTTGACGCTATGAACGCGGCTTGGATGTCGAGCAGTTTGTTGGCCGGGACAGTGGTCGTTGCGAGATCGACGTAGCCTCCGGCCGGGGCAGCGTCTGGGAACCGCTGTTCGATCCAAGCTCCGGGATTACCAAGTCCGTCAGCATTCGCCACACGGTACCGCACAACAGGCGTCAGGCTGTCGTCATTGGGATCAATAACCACCACCCGTATGTAGACGCTGCCGCTGCTGGGTTTCGCTTGGACCAGGTTGATTACCGGCGTTGCCAAGCCCGCGGCGTTCGGGGCCGGCGGCACGGGTGGCTGCTGCCCTTCGTCCGTCGCAGGGGTCCAAGCGTCGATGTTGCCCGGGTGCTGAACGATGTCCATCGAGAAGCCGCCGCGCGTGATTGAGAGCAGCGCCCGACGGTTTTCGATGATCTTGTTGTTCAGGCGCGGTAGCCGGTTCGGTGTTTCCAGCCGGTTCCAACGGCAATAGACCGCATTGATGCCGGAGAGCCGGACATCGATCGAGCCTCGGACCTTCTCACGGATGCGCAGCCATTCGCGTTTCGCGAGGCGGCGGGCCTGCCGCCATTGATGAACCCAAGTATATTCCGCCTCCTGAGCGAGGACGCGCCCAGCTTCGAGTTGGGCCGCCGTGTCTTCGAAATAGTCGGTATCGGCGGTCGCATAGTCGATCGCCGGATAGGTGAACTTCGGGATGAGGCGGTTGATCTCGTCTTCAAAGAGCACGTCGTACTGGATGTTGTGTCCAACGATGTCGGCGTCCGTCAGAACACCGCACCGGCTTTCCCTGAACTTCCCGACGGTCAGGATGCGGGCACCATCGCCGCGGCTGACCAGGTGCCCGTCGCAGGCGGCGAGGATCGCGTTCGTGGCGGCCTTTGGCCCATTCTCGGTCGTGTCGAACCCGTTGCACTGGTAGCGCTTCTCTGTTCCGCCGCCGGCGAGAGGAACGTCCTCGTCGCAGATGTTCGCCTCCTCGATCCATATGTCGAGCACAGGCAAGATCGCCTTGGTGTAGTCGAGCCTTTCCCCGAACTCATTGAAGCAGAGGTGCCACGCGAGAATGACAGCGCAGTTTTGCGTCCACGCCCAGGTGGCCGGGTTTGCCGGGTTCTGGGCAGGATCGCGGAAATCCCAGCAGTAGGCGAGATCAGCCTCGACGGAGACCGATGGCGCGTTGTACGGGAAGCGCTTGCTGAAATCCTTCTGCTTCGGCGTGCTGCAGATCATCGCGACAGACGCCTGCCCGTCGCCACGATGGGCATTTGTCCAGGATTCCGGGATGCCGGCGACGACCTCGGCATATGCCGTTTCTGGGTTGTCCCCGAGGCGCGAGAACAGCTGCACAGTGCCGTTGCCATATCGGCCGTCGGCGAGGCCGTTCACGATGTTCCCGCTTCCGATCGTGACCTCGTCGTCGTGCAGAAAGTAGCGGTTGATGGCTTTGATCCGGTGCCCGACGAGTCCCTGAACCGCGAACAGGCGCTTGCCCTTCGCTTCCCAGAGCATATAGGCGCCAGCGACACGCGTCCGCCCGACGCCCCACCAGCGATATGGGATCGATTGCGTCTTCGGTACCTTGCCGTCTTCCGGCTTCGGCGTTCTGACGCTGGGGGCGAGGAGCAATTGCAGGCCGACGGTCAAGGCCGTGGTCGCGATCGCAGTCGCGGCGCCAACAGCAAACGTCGTCAGCGCAGTACCTGCGCCAAAGATCGGCGTGAACAGCGCAGTGAAAATCGGCGTGAAGATAGGATCGAAGAGGACGCGGCTGTAATGCGAGGAGCACGCGCGCAAGTCGACCCGCACGCGGTGGATGATTTCTTCCGACGGCGCGCTCTCATAAAGGACCTTGAGGCTCAAGCCTTATCTCCCCGGCTCCAAGCCGCAATAAAATCGCATCGCTTCGCCCTGACGCCGGCAGGTGCGAGGACCGCCCAGAGAGGACCGAAGCGGATCGCGCCAATTTCCTTGACGGCCCCATCAATGTCGGATGGCGCCAAAATGATGCCGATGTCGCCGGTGACCGGCGCCTCGGTGCGCGAGTAGCCGAGCGGCTTCACACCGTTGTCGATCATCGGGATCAGGCCGCCGGCTCGGGCGACGAAAGCGAGAGCACCGTCCTCATCCCGATACGTGCCCCTCACCTGCTCTGCCGGGTCCGTTCCGGTCTGCTCCGCAACCCAAGAGGCGCAGAACATGATGCAATCGTCACCGCCGAGGCCGCCCCATCGGAACCGATGCGGCAGCTTCAAGAACTCATGAATGTTCATGGGCACCCTCAGGTGTAGTGAGGCCAAACCGGCTGGACGCCGCGCGACAGGCGCGCGGTGCCATCACAAAACAGGTCGGTCGGCGATATCGCCTTCTGATGCGGCGCGGACCAAAGCGACCGAGACGCTCTCGATCGCGTCGTTTCCCCAGACACGACCGATAGGGCGAGTGTCAGGCTCGGGCTGTCGTCCGCTTGGACCATCGGGCTCGATTCCGAAACGTGTGATGACGTCCCCGTCCAGATCGGTATGATCTTGCTCATCGGCTGGTAGTACTGATCCAGCGTGGTCAGCCCCAGCTGGACCGCCGCGCCACGTAGGGGCGGCAGGCTGTCGAGCATCTTGCCGCCTGTGGCCGGGTCGATGCCGGAAACCGAAAACTCGACGCTGTCGGCGGTCCCATTGACCAACACCTCGAGCGTCGGGACGCCCTGGAGCACGCCGCCGCCGAGGTAGACGGTGCCCTCCGGGTCGATGCTGTCGAAACCGGTCTGGATGTCGTGGACGCCGAACCACATGTGAAGCGCGGGGTTGGTGGCAATGCGCAAGAAGATGCCCAGCTGATGACTGCCGCGCATCTCCTCGATGACGTCATCAGGAACCCACCCCATCAGAACGCCTCGGCAAACGAGAGTGTCGGGCGCGACGAGTAGAAAGCCTCATAGTCCCACGGCAAGCTGAAGCCCTTGGGGAACTGCATGACGCATGTCGGTCGCGCCAACTCGACGCGAGTATCGATCACCGCGGCCTCGCGAAGCGCCGGAGCAATGCCGAGTTGGTAGTCGACATAGCTGAGATTGACGCCGCCGATGTTTTCGACGCCCTCAGCCGCCTTGTGGCTCTCCCAATATCGGTAGGCGCGCCAACCTTTCGTCGGGTGGTAGATCGAGAACCAATCCGACCAGCGCAGCGGCCTGGCCGCCTCGTAGACGCGCATCGAAAGCTGGCCGGCGCCGACGGTGGCCGGAGCCGTCAGTTTACCCCAGACGGTCGCCTGTGAGTAACCGGACAGATCAGAAAACAGCGCGCCGTCCGAGTGCGGAATACCGCTGATGATCGGGCGGCGCTTGCCGTTGATGACCGGGAATGGCCCGATACCGTCGTTGATGATCGGCACGTTGAAAAACCGGAAACTTCCGTTTCCCCGCGCGCCGAGCCAGTTCACGACCTCGTGGCGCTCCATGTCGTCGCCCTGCAAGACGCAACGCTCGTATGTCGCAATCACCCTGCCGCCGCCGCTCATCTCGATCGCGATGGATTCGCCGTTGCCGTTGACGCCCCCATCGATGCCCGACCCGGGGACGTCGAAACTTGCCCGGGTCGGTCGGAGATACTGGATCGGGACGGCGGGCTGATTGATGTATGACCTCGCCATGCTCAGCCCTTCTGCGATGTGTACCGGGTCTGCGTCTGGCCGAAGCCGCCGCGGCGCTGCTGCTCGTTGTATTCCCGCATCGCCTCGCCGACGCCCTGCTGCACCAGCTTGCGGACGTGATCGTCGCCGTTGGCTCCCTGGATGTTGACATTCAGGTTAGGCGTGCCGGCATTGGCCCGCTGGCCGTTGTTGTCGTTTATGGCCTGCATGAGCTTGTGGTTGCTCATGACGCCAGACCCTTGCGGCAGGTTCAGTAGTTCAGGGCCGCGCTCGCCGACGATCGAGAGACCGCCGGGCGCGTTGTTCGTGCCGTTGGCGTAGAGGCCGATGCCTCCGCCGAGCCACGCGCTAGCGAACTGGCCGGACGATGCGAAAATGCTTCGACCGATACCAGACAGTGCCGACAGCAGCCCGCCTCCGCCGCCGGACGCGCCGGCCGCCAATGTGCTGCCCAACTGACCCAGCCCGGTGCCGAACTGGCCGAGGTTGCCGCTCGCCTTCTCAAGGGCGCCGTTGAACTTGTTGACGTACGCGTTGCCGGTCGTGCCGAGAACATCCGCACCCATCCCACCCTTGCCGACCGAGCCCGGTCCGCCGAACCAGGCTTGCGCGGCTCCGGAGGCACCGTACTTGTCGACATAGCCACCGAACCGGTGCGCAAAGATCGCATCCTGCGCGCCTTTGTCGGTCAGGAACTCCGAAGCGGACATCGTGCGGCCGAGTGCCGCTTGCGACCACGGCCCGATGTTGTTGCCCATGACCTGATACGCGCCATAGGCACGGTCGCCGTTGCGAGTGATGGGACCGAGAGCGCCATAGTTGCCGCTGCTCTCGATCGACTGGATCGCCTTCGCATAGGCGGAGATACCGCCGGCAGAGCGATTGTCGTTCGCAGCGCCGCTGTAGCCGAGAAGCGACCCGAGCGTGGTCGTGGCGCCGGAAACGCCGGAAGTGGCGAACCCCGCCGACGAAGACAGGGACGTGCCGCCGAACAGTGCATTGACAAGCGAATTCGTCATGCGCTCGATCGCCTGGTCGCTGGCCTTCGCGAGGGCGTTGATGATCGCATTCTTGATCGCATCGCCCAATGCCTTCCCGATATCGCCGCCGCTCGAAAGCAGGCCGTCGCGGAGGTCGGTGATGAAGCCACCGATCATCTCCTTGTTCTGCTCGCGCCGCAGCTGGCCACGGATAGCATTGGCCTCAGGCGAGTTCAGGTTCTCGTCGAAACCGTAGCGGTTGAGGGTGCTCGCGACCTGTCGGTCCATCGCACTGCGTTCGCCCTGACGCTCCTGAAACGACATGTCGAGCCAGAAGTCGGCCTTGGCGTCCTGCGCCTGGCGATAGGCCTTGGTGACGTCGTCGATCTTCTCTTTCTGCTCTTCGAGCTCGAAGAAGTTGGGCCGGCGGCCCGGTACCGGGATATCCGTCAGGCGGCCATCGGAATTCAGGATGCGATCCGGATCCGGGTCGCCGCTAAGTTCGATGTTCGGGCGACGGCCCGGCGTTGGAGCGTTGAACGGCACGAAGTCGGCAGAACGGAACGTCTTGCCGCCTTCTGTGAAGGTGGAACCGCCGACGATGTCCTGGACGTTGGTCCCACCTGCGATGCCGGCGATCCATGCGAGGCGCGCCTCGCGCGAGGCCTCAATGCTCTTCCGTATCGACTGCGTGATAAGGTCGAAGGCGTCGCGGAATCCCAGAACCGATTTCACGCCGTACTGGTCGACAGCCTCGGACAGCGCCATCTGGGCGCGGTTGTAGTCGGCGACCGAGGCCGTGCCATCATCGAGCCGCTCACGAAGGTCACCGAACGCCTGCGAGAAGTCGCGGACAAACGCCGGGTCGGCGTCGGCCCCACGCAGCGCGCGAACCGCTTCCGCGAACTGACGGTTGATGCCCTGGAGCTTCTCGCCGAGGCCATCAAGCTCGCGTCCGGCGAGGATCTCAGACGCTTCCTTGCCCTGAGTGATCTTATCGGCACGATCGAGCTCGTCGACGTAGGCGCGAAGCTGCGGTACCGCGTCGCCCCATAGCGTGGCGGCGCGGCGGATGACGTCGTTCTGTTCCTCGAACAGCTTGCTCGTCTTCTCGGTCCCGCTCTCGGCGGTCGTGAAATACTGGATCAGCGCGGCGGTACCGGCGGTCAAGCCGATCGTGATCAGCGATACCGGGCTGAGGAGCGACGTGAAAGCAGCAGCCAAGCCAGAAACAGGGCGCTCCATCGATCCGACAACCGACGCAAGCTGCGTGCCCTGCTGTAGACCGATCATGAGCGGGTTCATGCCCATGGCCGCGGTGACGGCAATGTCCTGGAACTGGAAGGCGGCATTCGCCGAGTTGAAGCTCTGTGCGCCGCCACGGTTGCTGTTGGCAGCCTTCACGGCAGAGCCGGCGGCAGTGGCCGACGTCTTCAACCGTTCGAATGCTTGGCGCTCTCGATCGAGAGCAACCGTCATCTCCTGTGCGGTGATCGCCCCGAGCTTGTGTGCCCGCTGGATCTCGCCGACGGTCGCCTCATACTGCTGCGTTGCCTGCGCAAGCGGGCGGAATTTGAGCGTTAGACGCTCGACCTCCATCCGAAAGGCCCGGACGTGATCGTCCTGCGAGCCGAACGAGCGGCCGAGGCCATCGACTGCCGGCAATGCCTTGCGTGCGTCGTCGCCGGCCTTGCCAAGTGCTGCACCGAGGCCGGCGGCTTCCGCCTCGAGCTTGTCGACGGCCTGCGTGGTACGTGCCGCCGACGCCGTCAGCTTGTCGAGATCAGCCGCGGCGGAAGATGCCGGCGTGCTGTCGATCTTGAAACCAAGGGTCGCTTCGGTCATTCGTTGGCACCCAAATTAGAAATGGCGAGGCGATTCATGCGATATGCGATTTTGACGGCGGCCCTGCTGGCAGGTGTCCAGGCCCAGGCCGCCGAGGCGGTGACGATGCGTGACTGCCAAGAGAGGCTTGAGACCATCGCCAACGCCCAGATGAGCGCCGACGACACTCCGGTCCTTCAGCAATGCGCCATCAACGGCTACATCAACGCGACCGACATTGAGCGAGCCTACGAGCGCGCCAAGAAGGCAGGCCAGTAGGTCTATTTCCGCATGTTCGGGAAAAGCGCATCGAATAGACGCGCCGTGAGCGGTCGCTCGGAGACTTGCGGCTTCTCTGGCTCTGCCTGCTCTTCCGTCTTCGCAGCCATGATCTCACGGCGCTTGATGTCGAGAGCGAGGATCGCGTCGAGTTGCCATTGTTTCAGAACGAGGCCGCGAAGCCTCGCCCATTCTGCGATTGCGACAAAGCCGAGGGCATTGGGCCCGTAGCCGTTGCCGGTGCGCTGGCTATCCAACTCACGGAACCAAAGCCAAACTTGCTCACCGGCCGCCGGCACGGTGATCTTCTTGCCGTTGTGCTGATCCTCGATCAGTCGGCAGAGGCGGCCTGTGAGCTCTTGGTAAAAGACCGGCGCCGGACCGCCCTCACCTCGACCTGCTCACGAATGAGCCGGAATTTCGAATAGAGATTGCGGACGTTCTCTTCGGAGAAAGGGATGACGCTGCCACCGACCTTGGGGTTAGGCGACCAGCTTATCGTCGCCTTTGCGAGGATGGCTATCATGCGCGCATCAGCCTCGTCGACAGGATGCGAAACCGGCAGCCCAGCGGCTGTAGCTGCCATCTCGCGCTCGGCCGCAGCCTTAGCGAAATCGGCGGCGACATCTCGCATGCCGTTCTGCATCCGGTCGCTATCCGGACCAACGATCCGGACCCTGAGGCCAATTGGCTCATCTTTCTCATTGAGAAGATCAATATCGATCCCCTCCTCCTGAGACTGAAGGAGGGCTTCGAGGCCGGAAAGGTCTACGAACTCAGCACCAGCCATTATGCACCACCAACCGGATTGACCGTGAGAACGGCGCTGTTGACCTCGACATTGCCCTGAAGCAGGCGTGCCGTGTTGGCGCCGCCGCCGTTCTCCTGCGCGGTCATGACGATCGCATAGAAGTACTTGAAGGTACCGGTCGGGACAGAGGTCGCGGTGTGAACGCCGTTCTGGGTGCCGGTCGTGGTGATGGCAGAGCCGCCCTTCGTCGCTGCGACCTGGAAGTCGTTGGCGCTCGGGTTGACCACATAATAGGTGGTGCCAGCGACAAGGCCCGTCGGTAGCGCACCGGTCGTGGTGAACTTGACGCCGACGCCGGCAGCGAGGCCGTGAGCATTCCAGGAGATGACGCCCGGCGCCGCGATGGTCATGGTGACGGTGGCGGTCTTCGCCGGCGGCGCGTCATCGAACGCGAGTTTGAAGGGGTAGTTGTAGTCGGTCTTTTCGGCGGCGATCAGCGCGATCTGGCCGAGGTCTTCCGGCAAGATAACGAAGTTGTTCTGCATCGAGCCGGCGTTGCGGGTGCCTTTGCCCTTCCAATCGCGACCGGAAGAGATGATGGATTCGGTAATGAGCGCGGCTGCGTCACCGATTGCGCCCATAGTCTGCCAGCCTTTGATCTCGGTGAAGACGGTGGACGAAAACAGAGCCTCGTTGATGTCTGCGTCATCGGGCACGGTGGTGACGGCTGGTCCCATATAGATTTTGGCGCCGGCGACCGGATAGAGCTGACCCATGGTCGTTTCCTCTTTTCAGTGGGGCCCTTGCCGAAGGGGCGGGAGACGGCGGGCCAATCAGGCCGGAACTTGCGGGTAGCAACGCCACCGGGTGGTGACGGGGATGGTGTGGTGGGTGTCACCAGTGACAAGGACGCCGATTTCCGGATCCTCGTCGATGCGGACCTGAGTGTCGGTCCGGAAGAGTTTTGTGCCGCGGCGGAAGTGCTCGCGAAGCTGGCCGGCGAGGTCGTAGCCGTTCACGATTGCTAGGCTCTTCGGCCACATGACGTTGGTTCGGAAGAAGCCTTGCCGAATTGGGTCCATGACCATGGAAAGGTCGGTCTCGATCGAGCGGTTGAAATGGAACTCGCAGACTACAAACTTGCTTGTCGCGGTCGGGGCGAAAGTGACGCCCGGCAGTACGACCGTGACGCCCGCAGGCGGGACAAACGCCTGCGCACGCTGCGCGAGCGCTTGATAGATTTTCATTTCCACCGTGTCGGCCATCTGTTACCTCTGTGGCCCATGGCCGAAAAAGCGCTCAGCGACATCGAGGTTCACGACCTGCTGCACGAGGCGCAATCGCTGCTGCTCAACAAAACGGTGCGAACTGAGAACGGCCGGCAGGTGCTCGGCGCCGCGATCCGCGACCTAGACATCCTGCAAAAGGCCCTGCTGATCATGTCCGAGGGCCGAGACCCGCTTCAAAACGACCGCGAACCTGCTCCTCCGCCCGCTTGACCGTCTGCGGCCAGTCCTGGGCGGCGGCCTCGACGAAACCGAAACCCTGTTGATTGTAGACGCGACCGAGGCTGTCAGCCCCGACGAATCCGTACTCCATGCGTGGGCCGTAGGCGGCTTGAAATCCGAGGTACAGCGTCTCGCCGATCGATAGGTCGGCGATCATGAGCTCGATCGTTCCGGTGTTGTCCGGATACTGCTTCTCGCCCTGGTCGACCGTCGGCATGGCCGTGGTTGATGCCATCAGCGAGTTCTTCAGGTTGCCGGTGTCGAACGGCATCCGGCCGCCTTGCGCAGTTGTGATCCGAACGTCATTGGCGACCATCTGCGCGGCGGTGCGCAAGACTGCCGCCTCGCGGGCCTGCTCCTGCTTCACCCATTCGGAGACCTGAGCGGCAAATGAAAGGTTCTCGGCGGCCATCAACGACCTCGTGAGCGGGCGTATTCTTCGGCGAAATCGAAGATGTATTCGGCATGGCAGCGGCAGGAGATAATCTCGCCCGGGCCAGCGCCGAGGCTGGTATCTCCCGGAAAGCGCATCAGGGCGCCCGACGGCGACTGAAACGGCACATCCATGCCGGTCACTTCCTGCGCATTCAGGACCTGGTGCGTGTGGCGAACGTGGCGATCGCCGACAGAGCGCCAGCGGCGGGTGACCAGCGTGGCATCCCTGCCCGACCGGTCGAGCCCCTGCTGATAGGCCTCGTGCTTGGCAGCATGGACCGAAGACTGCGTTTCCGTCCGCGCGATGGTCGCGCCACGGAACTGGACGTAGCGATCAGCCAGGCGCCCGGTAATCTTCGCGACGACGTCGGCCGGAAGCGGCTTGCCCTCGCGGATCGCCTTGGCAACCTGCCGATCGAACCGCTTATCCCGGCGCGTCAGCGTCAGGTAGTGCTTCATGCCTTCGATGTCGCCCGACAGCAGCGCAGCGCGTGCATTCTCGACGGTGCGGGCCAGTTGCGATGTCAGGCCGACCAAGCCACCTTCACGGCGACCGGTCACCCGATTGACGCGCCCGGCGAGGTCAAGCGCGATCGTGCGCGGCCCCTGCCCTTGAGCATAGCCGACGTGGATCGCCTCGCGGGCCATCTGCTTCGTGTCTTCCGTGATGTGCGTGATCAGCTTCGACGACTGCTCTCGAATGATCTGCTCGGCGCGCTGGTTGCTGACGTCCCAACGGACGACGACGCGGGCGCCGGCCGGGTTGGAGAGGCGCGGCATGTTCTGGGTGACCAGCAAGCCACCGGCGCTGAAAGCCTCGCGGATCGCCTCCGACAGAGGCCGGAAGGCTGCCGGGTCGATGTGGAGCGCGGCGATGGCGCCCTCGATGTCCTGGCGCTCCAAGCGCTCGACAACTTCCTTGAGCACGATCTCAGACTTGATGTCGTCGATCGCCTCTCGGAATGCCTTCTCCATGTTCGGGGAAAGCCCGTCGATCAGCGCTTCGAGTTGCTGGCGAAGGCTGGCCATCAGTCGGCGGCGCCGGCCTTTTCGCTCTTCCTCGCCGGCTTCTCCTCGGGCATCGGTTCGGCGAGCCCGAGATTGATCAGCCCCTTGGCCATGGTGGCGCCGCCGACTTCGAACTCGTCGACGACCTTACCAACCTCGAAATGCGTGTAGGCCTTCACGAAGCGGATTTTCATGCTGCGATCCTTCCTTGGACGATGAAGATGACAGCGGTCACACCGTCGTATTTGTTCGGGTCGCCATTCACGATGGCGTAGTCGGTACCGTTGGCGGTGACGAAGTCGCCGACGGTCGGCTCGATCGCCAGCCCGACGGACGAGATGTAGATCTGCATATCTCCGGTTTTGATCGTTGTGCCGTCGATGTAGCGGTCCTCGTAGGCCATCGGGACGAGCGTTGCCGGGTATGGCGTGGCTACCGGCTCCCCGCCGATGACTGGGTCGGGTGGCGTGAGGCGGGTGACGACGCCGACCTGGCCGAACTTGGCAATGAGGCGCTGGGCCGTGGCTTGCAGGCGTGCGTAAAGCGGCTTGACCATCAGACTACCAGCGCCCCGGGCCAGATCGGCGTCAGGAACGGCCAGAGCAGCCCTTCGATTGCGGTGACGACCGGCGTTGCCAGCGCAACCACATCGTCGATATCGGTCGACGACGATGTCGCGTATTCGACTTCAATCTGCCCGACCTTCTCACGTTTGACGGTTGAGGTGCCGGTGACGACTGGCGAAAGGCTGCCCGGATTCGTCAATTCGAGGAAAGCCGCCTCATAGGATGCGTTGATGATGGGGGCTGGCACCTCACCCGATGGGATCGCCTCGCCGTAATAGGTCGACGCACCGGTGCGCGGCCATGCCCGCTCCTGGGCATAGCCGCCGGTGCGACGGCCATTGAACCGAGGTTCGTACCGATCGATCACCAGAGAACCGCGCTGGCGCGCTGCGGTCTTCTGGGCATCGGTCGTACCATCGGGGAAGACATAGCCGGCCGCCGTCGCGTAAGCCGTGAAGCCGTCGTTATCGCCGTATCCAGCCATGTCATTCTCCGGTGGGTAGAACCCGGCGCTTATGCGCCGGGCTTGGTTGCCAGGTCTTCGAGGGCCGCGATGATCTCGTCCTTCTTGGCCGGCGTCTTGTCGCCGAGCAGCTTGGCTGCTGCTGCCTTGAAGGACATGAACTGCACGGCCGGATCCTTGGCCATTTCCAGGACTTCGGCGGCTGTCTTCGGCGGCTCGTCCTGCTGTGCCTTGAGCTTCGCCAGTTCGGCGTCGCGGTCTGCAAGCAGAGCCTGAAGGCGCTCAAGTTCGGAGCCGGTATTATCGGCTGCCTGTTTGAGAGCCGGTGCGCCTGCGACAACGACCGGGTCGTCGGAATAGTCGCCGTCGATCTCGAACCACGCCGAAGCCTCGATATGAGCCTGCTCGCGGGCGAAGATATCGACCTCGACCGTTTCGCCCGGCTCGATGAGAACCGGGCCATTCACGGTGTTGATGCCGCGGGGGCCCTTCTGGGTGTTGGTGACCTTCATTGTCGCCTCCCCTTAAATGCCGTCGAGGTAGCGGATGGCCTTCGGCCGACGAATGTCGACGCCGCCGACACGGAAGATGCCGGGGACATCGAACTTCATCGGGCCCGTCTGCCATGCCGGCAGGAACCGGAACGGCATCGGAATGTGCATTTTCAGCACTTCCGGCGAGCGACGGTAGGCAACCATGCGCTTGGTACCGCCGGCGCCTGCCGTATCGAGGTAGCCGAAGACACCACGGATGGTGAGCGGCTGGCCGGTGGTCCGGGTGTAGATGTTGTTCCGCTCGATCCATTCGAGGATGGTCGTCTGGTTGACGGCATCGATACGACGGGTCGAGAGGTCCAACAGGACCGAGTACGGCAGGAGCAGAGTATCCGCGATCTCCGCGCCGAGCGTGCCGGTGAAGATGCCGGTAAGCTGGCCGTTGATATCGCGGAGGATCTGATCCGGCGTCTTGCTGGCGAAGGTCGTCGCCGAGCCGGTACCATCGGCCGGGGCCGTGGTGGCAGTGGGCGTCGAGGAGTTGACCAAACCGGAGTAGCCCTTGCCGGTATCACCGACGAAGGCCACCTGGTCGATCTTCTCTTCGGCGACACGACGGGCCGAGCTTGCCTTGTCCGCGGTGAGGCTCATGCCGAGCAGTTGGGCGGTCCCAAGCTCCTCCAGCGTGTAGCCGTAGCCGATCGCCGCCATGGAGACGCCGGTCTCGAACTTCTCGCGGGTCTGCTCGACCTTCGGCACGTCGTGCGCGAGGCCGTTGAACCACTGGGCCTGGCCGACCGAGTCCATGGAGAAGTAGGTGACCGACTGAATCCATTCCGGCGCCGAGGTGTCGACGGGGATCAGTTGGGAATACTGGATCTCCTGGTACTTGATCGCGTAGACCGTCGGCTCGATCAACGAGGCCTGACGGATAAGGAAGCTCATCGCGACCTGCTGAGCGTCCTGGGTGATAAGCATGTTCATATCGGAACGCTCCTGTTAGCCGAGGCGGAGAGCGGCGAGACCGGCACCCGAGGTGCTGGTATCCCACTGCGCGCCAACGATCTGGGTGTTGCTGGTCGAGACGTTGGTCAGAACGCCCGTTGCCGGGACGTAATAGACCGGATCGCCAACGGCGACGGCGACCGAGGCCTGGACCACGATCACGCCCTTCTTCATCAGCGCGACGTTGGAGTACTGCTCGTACTTGCCCGTCGGCTGGGTGGGGTCGAGGACAGCGATGCCCACGAACTTCACGGTCGCTTCGGAATCGACGACCTGGTTGTCGGCGGTGCCCTGCACGCCGACCTTGCCGAAACCGATGCCCTCAGCGTCTTCCGCGAGGCGGGTGACGACAACGGAAGGCTCCATGTTGAGGTTCATGCCCTCGACCCAGCGGGCGTGGGTGGCGCTGTAAGTGGTCTGAACTGCAGGCATCACTTGGCTCCCTTCGTCTGCCAGGCCGATTCGAGATCGGAAACCATGGCCTTGTGGGCGGTTGCGGATGCGTTGGCGTCATTGGTCTGGGAGAGACCGTTCTGAACAGCCACGCGGAACGGATCGACGCCGCCGACGGTCTTGCCTGCGTCCTCGACGAGCATGTCGAAGCGGGCATCGATGTAGGCGTCCGACTTGTCGGCAACGGCGGCATCGCCGATCTTGGCGACGACGACAGCCTTGCGAATGGCGGCATCGGACAGACCTTCGGTCTTGACGTCCTTCGCCAGGACCTTGGCCTTGGCGACCAGATCGGCGCGAGCCTGCACGCGCTTGTCGAGGTCGGCGTCGGAAAGCACCTTGGCCTTCGTCGCGTCGATCTCGGCATCCTTCTTCGCCAGTTCGGCATCCTTGGCAGCCAGAGCCGTCTGATGTGCCGTTTCGGTGGCGGTGAGCTTGGAAATGGCGTCGGCAAGGCGCTGCTGCAGCGTGCCGATCACCGTGGCACCCTGATCGGTTACTTCAACCGGGATGCCATCGACGGTAACCGTCTTCAGGGTCATGATCTTTTCCTCTTGCGGTTTCTGATCACTGGTGAACGGGGCAGCGCCCCACTGTCCCACACCGTCGCCGATGCGAGCTTTTGATCCGGCGCGGCCACGCTCGACGATGGCAACGTGGTTGATCCGGATATCTTTCTGGATGGCGTCGTACTTCTCGCCCTCGGGCGTGGTGCCTGGCTCCCACGCGAGATCGCAGGTGTAGCCGGCGGAAAGCTCGCGCTTGCCCTCGTCGATCGCCTTGATTGCCGCTGCATCCATGACGACGAGCGGAATACGGACGAATTCGCCGTCGCGTGCCACTTCATCGCCGATCTGGCCGACCGATACGGCCTTCCATGTGTCGGCGGTGACGGCTTCGGTCGGGTGATCGTTCGTCACCGGCTTGTGGGCGTAGCTGCCGAGACTGGCCTTGTCGAAGACCTGGTCGGCGGAGCGATAGACCTTCACAGACGGCATTTCCGGCTTGCCGACCTCGCGGCCGGAGTAAAGCTGGATGCCGGTGCGGGCGGTCTTTACGTCCGCAACAAGGTAGCCGTCGGCGGTCCGTCGCGTGCCCGCGATCGGTGCGGCATCAATGAATTGCATGGGCCTATTCCTCGCGGATGCTGGCGCGCCAGTCGTCGTTGACTTCCTCGAACTGCTCCGGACCAAGCCGGATCTTGCCGCGGTACGGATCGACCTTCGACAGGTCCATGCCCGCCGGCAGCTTCCACGTGATGGTCACGTGGGGCTGATAGTCCGGGTAGTCCGTCTCGGCGCCGAGGCGCTTGATGTCCTCATGACGCCATGTCAGGCGCGATGAGGCGAACTGCAGCACGACGGCCTCTCCGAAGCGCTCCATGAGGCGCGGCCCGCCGGGCGCAATGGTCATTTCGCCATCCTCATCAGAGGACCACTCGCCTGCCTGCCCGACCTGGATCCAGTCCAGCGGCGTGCGGGTGTGGATGATGGTGACGTGCAGACCATCCTGGACAGTCTCGAAGCCCTGAGCCTGGGCCCATGCCGTGATTTCTGCTGCGTTCAGAACGTCGCGACGGACATAGAGCGTGCGCGGTGCAGCGTCCCCGGTAATCGGCTTGGCCCTTTCCTTCGCCTCCTCGCCCACTGCGGCGCGCTGTTCGTCCTCGTCCGGCTCCTGCTCGCTGAGCGTGCCATGCTCCTCGATCGCAGCGTCGAGGCCAGGCAACGATCCGTCTTCGACGAACGTGTTGACCAAGGCATCCGACAAGGCGTCGATCGGCACCAGCGGCGGTGATGTAGACGTGCCGGCGAGCGCCCGGGCTGCATCCGCCTTCGTCTTGAAGACGTCAGCCTTTTCCTTCTCCGACATGCCCCAGAGCGGCGCCCACTCGTAATAGATATCCGGATCGCGGGAACCGAGGGCGCTGCGGATAATGCACTCGTCGAGGCGGCCCATGGCCGGCGTCATCTCTACCGACTGCATGGCCTGCAGGCGGTCGTAGTAGTTGCGCAGGTCGCTTTCGCCAGTGGCGTTCATGCCGGCCGGCGACTGCCCGAGGAGACGCGTTGCCGGAATGTCGGCCGCGCCGGATACCAGCTGCATGAACGACATGAGCACGTCTGGCAGCGTGGCGAAGCTCGCCGTCTTCTGTTCGAACTCCTCTTCCTTGTCGAGGAGAAGGTCGCCGTTGATGCCCTTGGCCGTGGCCGCGAGCGTGTAACGCTCCAGGATCTTGGCGCGATACCGCTCATCGCCGACATTCTGCATGAAGTCGGGGATGCGGATGACATTGACCTTGGCCTCGAAGACGAGGCTGGCAATGTTCGCCGCGGTTCCGTCAGCCTGCTTAATCGCGTCGACGACCGACAGGAGAACGCTGTCGCCCCAGCCGGCATAGGTCGTGGTGACGATCTCCTCGTCGGGCTGGGCGGCGCCGTTGAAGACGACCAGGCGCGACGGATGAATGTCGACCTGCACGCCGTCCGTCGACTTGATCTGGTAGACCTTCGGCTTGCCGTACCATTCGGAGGCCGGGTCGCGATCGATCTCGCCTGCCGTAAGGTTGCGACGAGAGATAACCGTCAGATACTTCAGACCACCCTTGCCAACGCGATCGACGTCGAGCGGCTCGGTGAGGTTCTGGTCGCCGGTACCGATGACAACGGCGGCACCGCCCCAGAGCCGAGCCTTGATCTTGGCTTCGAGGATCTTGCCCTTGACGTTCAGGCGCTTCTCTTCTGCCTCGATAAGCTCGATCTGCTGCTTCTTCGCCTGCCAGTCGCGCCAGGCACGCACGCTATCAAACGCCGGGATATCGACGATCTTCCGCGGCAACCATGCGCCACGGTAGGCGTTGAGCAACTCCTCGTCCGAAAGCATCGGCATCGAGTAGAAGGTCGAGGCTGCCTTGTCCCGGCTTGTGCCGATGTTCGCAACCATGTTCGTCAGGCTGTCGCGGACGAAAGCGATAATGTTTCCCATGTCCGCTCCTAAACGTTCGCCAGCGTGTACGTGCTTGCGCTGAGAAGCGCGTTGAATGCTCGGCTCGTACTGTCGGCGTCGTCATCGTGCGTCGCTTCAGGAAAGCCTTCGAGCGACGAAAACCATGCTGCATTCCATGGCGCGCGAAGCACCAGCACGTTGCCCGCTTCCGCCTGGGCAGAGAACGGGCTGAACCGAGTAACCTTGTCACCGGATTCGGGGGTGGCCCGCACTGTGAAGCCTGCCAGCAGCTTCGTCAGGTTGGTGACCTGCGATTTGCCGGCCTGCCCTGGGTCCTGCGGCAGCGATATCTGCACGTCCTTGCCGTCGGCTTCCGCCGTGTTCCTGATCAACCGCTCGACGCCTGACGGTGACAGGAAGTCGTTGCAGTGGTGCGCAACGATGTAGCGCCCGTCTGACAGCTTGCCGATCTTGGTGCCTGCCGTGGCGTCCGGGTCGGTGCCCTCTGTCTTCGGCGTTGCCGCCATGTCCCAACCACGCATCCATTTGACGACGCCGGCCGGGATCGCATCGACGATCTCACACCAGCCCCGCTGGAACAGGAGCCCGGCAGCCGGCCGAATTTTCCAGTTACCGCCGAGGAGGCGTTCTCGCTCGACCGTCGGCAGAGCCATAAGGTTGGCGAGATAGCCGGGGTCGGCTGCCATCAGCGCCTTGTTGTCCGTCAGCTTCGCCGGGACGAAGGTCACAGACTTCGGCTCGATCGGCTTCGGGTTGCCGTTCTCGTCCGGCGCCGTGTACTCGGCGAGTTCCGACGGATGATCGGCCCAGATGATGGAATCACCGATGCGGACGAAGTAGCGAAGGACGCCAGCCCGTTCCGGTATCGGCAGACCAGTATCCTGGTTGATCCACCACGAAATGAACTCGGCGACCCAGCTGTCCGCATCCGGGTTGCAGGTTGCCCTGACATACGGTCTGACGCCGCACATCGATCGGTTACGAGACAGCAGGTACCAGAACTGCTTCGCACTGAAGTGCGTGAGCTCGTCGAAGCAGATCAGCGGGATCTGCGAGCCCTGCCAGTTCGATACCGTCTTGTCGTGCTCAAGGTGGGCGAAGCTGACGGACGCCCCAGATGGGAACGTCCACGACAGATCCGGCGCCACCTTCGGCTTTGCGTTCAGGCTGGGATAGAGTTTTTCGCTCTCGTCCCAGAGGCCACCCTCGTTTCGGACCTGCACCAGCGTGCGCCGGAAGAACACGGCGCCGAACTGCGGGTTAGCAACATGGCGCAGCGGCTCCATGAGGAGCGCCCACGTCTTGCCGCCCCCTGCCGACCCGCCATAGATGGCGATGTCCGCCGGCGAGCCAAGGAACTGTGTCTGCGGGCCAGCCTGTGGCCGGATGATTGTCTGGGCGCCCTGCCCTTGCTCAACCCCTGCCATTATCGGGCAACTGGAAGATCGTCACCGGAGAGACCGGCGTCGGAAGATCCTTGCCGTCCTTGCCCGTGATCTCGCGTCGGTTCGTATAGGCGCCGCCGACTTCTTCCGCCGCCTGCTTCAGCAACGATGATGCCAGCACCATGTTGCCCTGGGTCTCTGCCTTGTCTGCCATGCGCTGAAGAGCGCGGAGACGAACGGCGCGATGGCTGATCGCGATCGTGGCGGTGTCCTCAAGGAAGGTCTTGCGGGTCTCCTCGAAGAGCATCTTCCATTTCGCGGCGAGACGCGCGCCAGCCTTCTTGTTCGGGTCGTAAGCCTCGATCGCCTGAGGCGTCAGCGTGACCGCGTAATCCTTCTTGAGTGCAGCGGCGACGACCGACGGGCTATCGAAGCAAGCCAGCGACTGGACGACATAGGTCTGCTGCTCGTGTGTGAGTTTTCGCTCGGCCATAGCTTTATCAGGACACCATCAAGATCAGGCGGCGCGAGCCTGGCAGGTCCCGCATGCACAGCCTATTAGGTCTGCGGTCATCAACGGCGGCTTTGACAGCGCCTCGACCAATTCCTTTACGCCCGTCTCTATCGCACCATACCGAGCGGCTACCCCGATGAAGGCTTCCACATCATGGGAGCGCATCGTGTAGACCGGGAGCCCTGTGCTCTTGCGGAACTTCGGGGTGCCGAAGTCGTCGAGCTCCTGGGCGCAGTGTGAAAGCTCATGCTCGATCAGAGCGCAGGCTTGCGCATCACTGGCCGATACCCAGAAGTTGGCATCGATCGTGATGATGAAGTCGGGGACCGAACCGAACCAACCGAGGACCTGCGCCTCTGCCCTTGCTCTGGCCCACTTGCCCATCATGCCGGCAGGCTGTCCCATCTCGGCTTGACCGATGACGGTGCGGCCCTTCTTCGAGCTGCTCACTGTGGTCCACAGCATGCCGATCGATGCCGGGATGAGGTGAGCGTGATCCGGGTTGAACATATCGCTCTCCGGGTCGATGAAGGTATCGCGGGCCCAGGCTTCGAGTTCGGGCGCGGCCATGAAGGCGCATCCACTGAAATCTTCGAAAAGTCCCAACGGTGGTTGCGGTCGCATCAATTCACCACTTGCCATTTGCGTTACGCTGGTCCCATCTCACAATGAGTGAAACTGCCCGGGAGCTAGCATGAACGCTAAGGAGTTTGCCGCCCAGTTGCGGACGGAGATCGAGGCAATCAAGAACCAGGGCGTCCCTGCGATCGATGTCGAAAACTTGATCACCTATCTTTCAAATGTCGAAGACTCGCCATCTGCCGAGCCCTCGGCAGCAGAGATCGAACATTACAAAGCAGATCTGACTGCCCATATCGAAGCGACGAAACACAACTACAACACCCAGTTGGAGATGTTTAAGTCGGTCATTTTAGCGGGACAGAACGCCATCCGAACCATCGTCGGTATCAACGGCGGCGCTTCGGTGGCCATGCTTGCTTTCCTGGGGCATATGGCAGCAATCCGCTCCCCCTTCATCCCCGTGTATGCAGCTTGCTTGCTTCCTTTCGCCGCGGGAACCCTGCTCGGGGGACTCATCTCTGGCGGTACCTATCTATCGCAATGGCTTTATGCTGGCGGATCGAAAAAGGTTGAGACCGCAGGCTTCGCCGTCAACATTCTCGTGATCCTATTCGGGATCGGCTCATTCGCTTGCTTCGGCTTGGGCGCATGGTGGACGTACGAGGCGTTCCTTGACACTCCGCCGCAGGGCACGGCGCCGTTGGTGAAGACGGTCCCTGTGGGCTGATGTTCCAACCTCTATGCCCAAGGAAATCCAAATTGAGAATAGACTGGTCGAACATTGTCTTTATGATTGCCCTTGGGCTCTTTTCATTTGTGCTGGGAATAACTCATGGAGCAGCCGTATGGTCGGTTGGGGTTGAACAATCTGCCCCATTTGGCCGCGTTGAGTTTTGGCTGAACCGCTACCAAACGCTCATCGCCGGCGGCATCGCGCTTCTCACTCTCTACGGTGTGGTGCATCAGCTTCGACAATCGGAGAGGCAGCACAAAGAGAACATTTACCGCCAACTCGAACCCGAGCTCTACGGCCTTTACGATGCCTTTCGCGCAGCCAAGGGAGTTGAATTAGACGAGATTCAAGGCCTAGCAGAGGAGGATCACCTGATGATCCTAAATAATCTCACGGCGATGGATCCGGAGACGGTTGCTTACATCGAAGCCCACTGCATCAAATATGTCGCTGACGAAGCCCGCAGATTTATGCAGTCGCAATCGCAACTGAACGATTTTCTCGCTGACAAGTCCACAACGCTTAAACCTCGCGTTTTCCAGTACAGGAAGCTAAAACAGCGCGCGGAACGATTGGAGCGCCTGTCAAAGATCCGCATGAAAGAGATCGAACAATTGCGCTACAAGGACGGGCAAAAGCTCTTTTGACGCATGCTGTATTGCTTGCCGGGCTACCCTCCCGGCTGGCCGCTGGCGCTTGGTTGCATATCCAGCGCTGTGAAAGGTCGGGGCGCAGCGGCTTCCCCTCAGGTATTCGGAATTTTGGCAATATGCGTCAAAGGCGGGAGGCGGTGACGTCCTCCCTAAGGCCCGGCGAGTGTTCCCTCTAATCGAGGTCCGCGATCAGAACAGCCTGCAAATCACCAATGATTGCAGCGACATTAAGCGACTTTATCGATCAATTCAAGCGGAAGATCGACGTGGACGAGCCCCCCGAGCATTTCGACCACAGCTTTCACCGTGTTGCGGCCGGTGACATCGAGGACCGTGGCCAGCATGCCGCCGACCAGGCGGTGTTCGGGCGCGATCCGGACGGTGACGTCCTTCGGGAATTCTTCCTGAAGCTGCTTGCGGGTGCGCTTTTTGCGGGCGTCGCGCTCGCGCTGCAGAGAGGCGCCGGCGATAGCCTCCGCGTCCCGGATACTCTCGACGTCGAAATTGGAGATCCGGGTCGGATAGCCAGCCACACCGAGGATCGAGATGACGCCGTCGACGCGCGACAGCCGGTAGAAATCGGACGTCGGCAGGTACACGAACGAATAGCCGACGATCATAGCGAAGCGGCGCTCGATCAGCTCCTTGGTCCGGTGGTGTTTGATGTCCTTCCGGAACGACGGCATGTAGATTTCGATGTCGGCGTCACGAAGATTCCGCTCGATGATGAACTCGCCCTTGCGTTCCTCGGGTGCGCCGATCCGCGGCGTTGCGGGGCGCTGGGTTCCGGGACGGGTCTTGATCGCGTACCAGCTCATTGGGCATTCTCCATGTCGATCTTGTTCAAGGCGTAAGCGACGGTCGTGTGGTCCCGTGAGAAAACCCGGGCAATGGCGTGCAGCGACATCCGCCTCTGCTCGCGGAGCTCCCACATGATCCGGTGGCGGTGTCTGGTGATGGCGCGGCGCTGAGACAGTCCGAGCATGACCTTTGACGGGATCCGCAGTTCGAGGCTCCGAAGCCGGACATAGTCGGTTGGCGTCAGGTGACCGAGGGTGCGTAGCTGGTGAACGCGGAATGCGATGACGTGGTCGTTCGCGTCTGGACGGGGACGGAGCTTACGCAGCATCGGCCTGCACCTCCGGCGCGGACGGCTTAACGAGGGCGGGCGCCCACACCTGATTGATCGCCCAAAGATGCGTTGCGCCGAGGGGCCACCGCCGCTTCTTGCAGCCGTTGGCAAACTCGTCGTGAGATTGGCATTCGGCGACGAAGACGAAGCCCTGAGCGGCGAGCTCGCGCGCCCTCTCCTCCTGGGTGATCCGCAGGTCCTTGAGCCCGTAGCGCGACATGCGAGGGCCGCCGAGCGCAGCGTTTTCGCGGCCAGCCTTGATCATCTCCCAGGCGCGCATGCGCTCTTCGCGAAGGCTTCGGCATTCGAGGTTGGCCATCGCCGCCATTTCGGACGGGATCGGCAGGAAGGACCGGTTCGGCAAGTCGTATTCGCCACGCTTCAGGCGGACGAAAACTGTGCGTAGGCCATGGAGCGGCACGCCCTTGAGCGCGATCCGATATTCCTCGATCGGATCCTCGGACTGGATTGACCCCGGGATCATCAGCCCGGCGTCCATCAGCGAGGCGATACACTTGCCGACCTCGTCGACGCCGCACGGCGAAAGCTTTTCAGTGAGAGCGGAAATCCCCTGCTCCAAGGTCGACAGTCTGGTCGGCAAATTTGTCATCTGGCTCACCGTAGAGGTCTCGTTTCAGTTTCTGGTGGATGTCGTGTTGGCGCTGCATGTGAGGGCTCATCGGCCGAGGCGGAGCCTGGGCTTGAGCCCGTGGCTTGGCGACGTTGCGCATCCAGTTGCGCCATGTGGCCTCCCAATCGAGCTTTGCGGCGTCCTTGCCGCTCTTGCCGACCCAGAAATCGCGGAACTTGTCGGCCTCGAAACGGATCGTTGCTTCGGAGTGGCCCTGATCGATAGCCCACTGGCCCCATGCTGCCGGGAGAGCCCAGCCAGCCGGCAAACGCGTCCCGCGCTTGTTTTCCGAGCGAAGCGAGGATGGGGTGGGGTTAATTTCTTTAGGGGGTGTGGGGGACTTTTCTTTATCAGGGGTGGGGTTGTCCCGTTCGGTCACGTCCTGTCCCGCGACGTCACGTGACATCCCGTGACGTTGACGCTGCTTGCGCTCACGGTCGGACCTGCGCCGAGCCTCGATCGACGCCCCTGCCTCTTCCTTCGTTGCCGTCTCAACGGCCGCGAGCATGTCGGCAACCTCGGCCGCCTGCTCTGCAGTGAGGCCAAGTACCGCCATCCTCATGAGCACCGAAGTCGGGATCAAGCTGCCATCCCCTCTTCGCAAACCTGGACGATGACGACGCACTCAGCCGGAAGCTCGCTGTCCCAGCACATGGTGAGGCGCTCGCAGAGATTGTCGTTCTTGATGACGCCGTAGTGCTGAAGGCAGTCGAGGATTGCCTTGGACCGGTTGTCGAGGTCCTGGCGCATGCTCTGACGGCGCAGCGCTACATAGAGCGCGAACGGCTTGTCGATCGGCGCCGACGGCGCCTTGATGAAGTAGCCGGCGTCAGTCCGCCATTTCTTGTAGGTCGGCGACAGCCGGCGCTTCGCGCCCCAGCCGTCGTAAAGGTCCCAGCCTGACGGCGGGTATGGTAGGTGGAGTTTAATCACGCCTCACCTCCCTGCTCTTGCAGCCGAGACAGAGACCGATTGCACCGATCGCGCAGACGGGTGATGACCGCGAGCTTCTTAAGTTTCACGCCATTGTCGCCCCGGTTCATGCTGTTCCTGATACGGAAGATCTGCTCGTCGAGTTCTTTGATCTCTTCGCGGAGGAGGTCGACATCGCTCATTTTGGCTCCTGACGATTACGCCGGAGCTCGGCTGACTTCTGATCGATGCGAGCGAGCGTCATCAGCACCGGCTTCAGTTCATCCGGAGCGGTGTCGTAGGCCATGACGCGGGTCGCGCGGCCGCCGTTCAATCGCGGCAAGACTCCACGCGGAATCAGCAGCCAGTTCGCCGGGTCGGTATTCAGCCGGTTGCCGTCAACGCTCTTCAGGCACATTCCGTCCGGGATCGGTCCGTTGGCCTGTTCCCAGAGGTAGACATGCTTCAGGACATAGCGGCGCTCGTACCCGGTGTGCGGGTTCTGCTCGTCGATGCTGATCTCGACGTAACCGTCCTTGCTAACGCGCTCATGGCCGAGGAATTTGGTGTTGTGCGGTAGACCGCCGGCCTTGAACTGGGTTCGTCGCGCGTTCGGGTGACGGCCACCCTTTCCAGGTTCGCACGGCACGCCCTTGTTGACGGGCACCTGGCCCTTCACGAAGCAACCGGTGCGGCCTGTCTTCCAGCCCTTGCGCTTGCGAAGCGCGTGAAGGTTTACCGCGGAAACGTCATCGCGCTGGAAGGTCGACGAGAACTCGCGGTGATAGTCGCCGATTGGCAGAGTGCGGTTTGCCTCAAGCCATTCCATCTCGGCGGCGCTGTATCTGATCCACTTGCCCTTCATTTCTCGGTACCGTCCGTGATGGCTTTGCCGTCGAGGGTTTCGGGCTGGCGGAAGATCGTCGGGAGCATGGGCTTGAAGCGGTCGCCGTGGTTCGCAACCAAGGTCGCGGCTTTGAGAGACAGGTCGGAGTTGCGGATAAGCTGCTCGCTGACTGCAACGATTGCGTCGGTGCGCTTCACCTCGTTTTCGATCTGCTCGGCGGTCATGCTTTCGTCGCTCAAACGCTCGAGCTGGGAAAACAGGTGGTTGTTGAGGTCGATAAGACGGTTTTTCATGCTGCGTTCCTCGCTTCGTCGCGTAGCTTCATCGTTTCTTCGGTGACAGAGAGGTGTTGCCCCCTGCGCTTGAACCAGCCGTCTTCGATGCCGTGGATTGCAACCCACACGCCTGCCTCGGCCTGGTACTTGATGTTGGGCGCTATCCCGCCGCTTGTGCGACCAGGCCAGATGCCGTCCCCGAGGAGCGAGGCCCTGCTTCTGTCTTCCGGCTCGACACAACCGAATCCGTTGAGGATCGTCCGGGCGTTCTTGATTGATAAGGAACCCCACTCGACATGAAGCTGCGACGCTTTGAGGATTGCGCCGTGATCAGTGAACTGCGAGGTAGCGAGCAGATCTTGCCAGTGTTTGTTGGTGCACAGATCAACGGCGTGCCACCACGCGCCGATCGTCATGTAATGCTGGTTGGCGAACTCCTGCCGCCACTCCGGACGAATGCCCGCTTTCTCTTCGATCTCGTCAAGGAACCCTGCAACGTCAGCGCTCTCCCTGAGACGGGGGTGCCTCAGCAGGACGTGGCTCTGTCCGCCCTGGTCCTTCACTACTGAAACCGGAAACCGGAATAGCCGTGACGGAAGACTGGTAGACCGGTTGTTCGTGATGCCGCCATTGAGGTCCAGAATGAAGTCGTTCGGCACCAGCCCAGAGTTCAGCACCGCTTGGCGCACGACGTCGACGACCGGCGGCGGTGCTGGCGGCATCATCAGATCGAACATGGAAAGCTGCTGCATCAGTCCGCCTCGTCCTTCAGTTCTGGTGCTAGGTACTCGGCCCAATCGAGCCTACGGCCGGCGATCCGCTGCCACCGACGAGCGAGCCGGAGCCGCATTGACGCGGGCAAGCTTCGCATCCAGCGCAGCCAGACGGGCACGCAGTTCTCTTTGTTCACGCTTGCTCTCCTCGATTGCTGCTGCCCGCAGCGCATCCATTTCTTCGGCGTCGATCCGCCGTGCGGTGCCCTCCCAGATCGAGCGTGCCCTTCGCTGGGTGAACTCTTTCTGGACAAAGCGATTGATGAACTTGCTGGCTTCGAAAAAGACGTTGTCCAGCTTGCCGTAACGGCCGAGGGGGAAAGCCCCTCTCAGTAAGTCTCGTGCCTCTAAAACGTCCGCGCTCATGTCGCCGCCTTCATTGAGAATTTTTTCCTTGGGGCGAGACCCCAAGCCCTTGTTGTCGGTTCCCAACACCTTGTCGTTCTCCTGTGAGATCACTGGTCCCGTTGATGGAGAACCGAGATGCACACAGGCATTTCATCCGATGGAGAGGACGGCGCCGCGCCAACGGCAGCCGGTCCCTCCCAGGTCATTCAGTTCCGCAAGACCTCCGCCGCACTCGATGGTCTTGCTGCCGGCGGCGATCCCCTGTCGTCGCCGGCCATTCCTTTGGGATCTGCTGTTCAAGCCGTCGTCATGAGACTGGCGAACAAGCGGATCCGGTTGAGGGTTGAAGGTCCCAGTCGGGAGGAAGACCGGGACCTTCGTTGATCGCGAGAGGGAGGAGGAAAACCGCGATCAATCCGTGATGACCGAGCGGCGGTGATCGGAGAGGATCGCCGTCGCTATTTCGTCGTCGGTCATGGCGTGGAAATTCTTCTGTGCCGTCTCCCGGCGGAACTGCGCTTCAGCGAACCAGGCGACGCCAGCAAGCATCGGAAAGGCAAAGGCCAATGTCGCGGCGAACAGGAATTGAACGGCGATCATGCGTCTCTCCTTCTGGTGAAATTCACGCGGGGTGGCCGGCGCTCGACGTCGAGCATCACGGCTCGGTCGAACTGCTCTTCTGGAAGCGGGACGCCTGTCGCGATCTCGACCGCGTAGACCTCTGCCCTGCTCGTCTCGATGTCGTGCTGATGCTCGACGGCGTGGAGGTTCATGCGAGCTCCTCCTCGATCTGGAAGGCGCGCATGATTTCGGAGGCCCGATGAGGCACTTCCTTAGCCAGCCGTGCAGCGATCTGCCGTTCCTGGGATCGGGTGAACTGGCGCGCCTCGCGCTGCCATGCGATCACGTCGAGGAGCACGTCGTTGCCGAGGTAGGAAACGACCGGGTACTCGATGCCGAGCGATCGGCTGATGTTGTATCGGGACCATCCATCGACGATGACGTCGCCCATCCGGACAATCGGCTCCCGAACGCCGTTGTTGGCTATGCTGTCGCTCAGCTGCTGATAGTGAGCGTGCGACAGTTCCGGGAAGCAGGCTGCATATGGCAGAGACTTCATCGGCCTGGGCGGGGACGCCTCATAGCGGATGCCGTCGTCTGCAAGATCGGTTGCCCATTCAGCCACCGGGCCAGTGGGTTCAAGGTTGACGGGGCCTCCTTCGAGACCTGCGCGCTTCGCGCTGCTGTCTACATTTTCGCCTCCTTCGTTGGCGCCGACGCCAGTTGCCGCCGCTTCAATGCGGTCGGTCTCGCACTGGTCGCTGTGGTCTTCGGCTTCACCTTGAGAGGCCGAAGCGATTTCGGAATTGGGTACAGCGCTTTCCTCGGCCCCGCGCGCTGCCAGCGAGGTTCCAGCGACAGGAGCCGTGCCGTCCGAAGCTTGATCGTCGAGGATTTCGCCGGTCGTTGGATCGATGCGCTCTTCGCGCTCAATCATGATGTCGACTGCGGTCAGCAGCGCCGCCCTGCCCGCTTGCGTCTGCATAGCGGTCGCGACCGTGGCCACGAGCTTGGGGCTCGTCTCGGGCTCCTCGAACATGTCCATCTGGATCATGCCGAGGGCATGGAGATAGCTGTCGAGGATTGCCTCCTGCTCGGCGCGCTCGTCGGCATCCTGCTTGCGGATGGCAATGACTTTGCGCAGGATCTTGGCATCGAAGCCGGTGGACTTGGCTTCGCCGTAGACGTCCTTGATGTCGTCGGCGATAGTCTGCTTTTCGGCTTCAAGCCGCTCGATGCGCTCGATAAAACTGCGGAGTTGGTCGCGGGCTACGCCGTGTGCGTCAGACATGGTCGGTCCTCAGAATGGAATGCCGTCATCACCGAACGTGTCGGCGGGATCGGGCTTGGTGATCTTGATGCGCTGCATGACCGGCGCGTCGGTGCGGTAGGCATCGACAGCGGCCAGGACGACGAACGGAATGTCGGGGTGAAGGCTGGCGAGGCGCTTCGCCTCTTTCCGTGCCGAGGATTTGGATGGGTGCTGATAGGTCGATCCGCGCTGGCCGAGCCCGTAGACCATCCAAAACTTGACGGCTTTTGGCTGGGACAGGACCGCAGCCGCGACCTCGTCGCCCATCTCCTGGATGGGAGCGCCGGTCATCATCGTTGCGTCTCTGGCGACGGAAGCGCAGCGCTGCCTCTCCTCATGGAGGGCCTTCGCCATGGCCGGTGCGATATCGTGCTCGACGAGCTGCGACATCGAGGTCTTGAGGCCACGCTGCTGCTGTTCATTCTGAAGACCGAAAGAGTGGTCCATCGTCGTGCACATGCGACCGATCAGAGCCTCGGCAGTTGCCTTGGCGATATCTCGGATGTCGTCGGGGATGGTCTGACCTTCGGCGCTCATTGGGCGCCCTCCCTCACCGGGAAGAAGTCTTTTTCCTTGAGCGGGATCCGCTTCGACTTGGCGTATGCCAGGATCGCGGGCGCGTCGGTCTGGGGGATCAGTCCGCCGGTGCCACCCTTCTCTTTCGGGTACATCCAGCGGTACACCCGGGAGACGTGCTTACCGGTGACCTCGGCCACCTTTTCGATGCCAATCTTTCCGATGATGGATTTTGCGGGGTCGAGATGTTTTTCGCTCATGTCGCGAAATTTGCGATTGTCGCGACAAATTGTCAATGGGGTCGCGACAATTATTTTGCGATATTCGCGATGGAGTTTTTCGCGGAATCCGCGAGGATCGCCGCATGAGTGACCCACAATATGAACTGAAACAATGGCTTGCGGAGAAAGTCGCGGCTCGCGGCGTAGCGTCAAAGCTCGCCGAAGCTACCGGCATGTCCAACGATAAGATCACGCGATCGAAGGAACTGCATAGCGACGACCCGAAGAAGCGCCGCCAGATCTCCCTGCAGGAGATCGAGGCAATGGCGAAGTTCTTCGGCGAGCTACCGCCTGGCTTCGAGCAGATGACGAACTGGCTTCAAGGCTCCTCGCCCATGGCGCCAGCTGCGCGGCCTATGCCGAAGCCGAACGCGAGCTTCCCGCCGCGCTGGCAGTCGTTCCCCGGCGATACCTCGATACCGCTGCGAGGCCATATCTCGGCCGGCAAGAATGGTCGCTTCATCATGAACGGACAGGACATCGCCCAGGTGTTTTGTCCGCCCGGACTGGAAGGCGTCGAAGGCGCCTATGCGGTGCAGGTGGATGGCCGCTCCGGCGAGCCCCGCTTCTTCCACGGTGAAACGGCCTGGGTGAACCCGCATCTCAAGGTGCGGCAAGGCGACGATGTGGTTGTGCAGGTGGTCGAAGACGACGAGGTTTACAGCTACCTCAAGCGCTACGAGTCACGCTCTGCCGACCTCGTGCGCCTTTACCAGTACAACCCCGGCGAAGGCGAGCAGCACGAACTCGAGTTCCCCGCGGACAAAGTCTTCAGCGTCCACAAAGTCGTGTTTCATGCGATGCTCTGAAGCACCTCATCACACCGCCAAGTCGGGCGAATGGTCAGGTTTCGGAACGCCGGCGGCTTCTTCGGGCATTCACTGCAGCGGATCTTCCGGCAGAGCTGCATGTAGTTGTGAACGCCAAGCTCCGCGACCTTCGTCAGGTTATCGAGACGAAGGATGCGCGAGTGCCCGCAATCATCGCAGGCAACGTATACGCTCGCTAGTTCAACGACGAGCCGCAAGGCGTCGGGGTGATCCACGGGAGCGTTACGCATCATTTTTCTCTCCTGCAATGTTCCGTTTTTGTTCTCATCAAAACAGCAGGAATGCAGCCGAGAGTCGAGTCGATTTTCAGAAATAATTCGCTTGCCACAACAGGTAGCAAATCAACCTGTCGGCGGCGCTAGATGTGAGGTGAAAATGAAAGCTCGCTATGCCCTCGCCTTGCTGGCAATTGTCGCCGGCTGCCAGTCTGACGCGTCGGTGAGAAGTAAGCCACCGATGGAGAGCTACAAGTCGTCGAAGTCGGCAGACGCCGCGGTGACGTGCTTGATCCCTTCCCTCGCCGAGCACTACAAGGCTATCTCTCAGCAGCGCTTCGTTGCCCAGACGATCGCACCAGGCAGCGAATATGACGTCGTTCCGACCGACGGCTTCGTCAACGGTCACTACATCTACACCGTCAACGTCAAGGCGGCTGGTGCCGGGTCGACGATCTCGATCTACAAGGGGCAGGCCATGCTGCCCAGTATCACCGACTCAATCAGGGCCGGAGTGAAGGCCTGCGCCTAACCAGACCGCCAAAGACCGCTTGAAGAACCCGCCCTCGTCAGGCGGGTTTTTTGTTGCGCACAATTTCGCCATTTCGCGATTTTGCGTCTGTCGCAAAATTCCCTGTTGACTTATTTTGCGATTGTCGCGAATATCTCCTCATCAGCAAGGCGCTGACGAAGAGGACGAAGCAAATGGCGATGGTCACCCTATACAGCATCCAAGACGAGGTTGGCCGGTTCCTGACGATCGACGGCTTCTTCTCTTACGACGACGTCGAGTTCCGGGACGAAGACGAGGCCATCGAAGAGTTGGCCACGAACCCCGAATGCCGTGGCTGCACGGTCGAGACGTACCAGCGCGTCGCCACCCATTCCGATTTCACCGTTGCAACCTCGAACCACGAGAGGGCCGCCGCATGACCTTCGACGCCAACATTCTGAAGCGTCTCGCCTACTTCCTCGCCAACACCGACATGTCGGAACTCGTCGAGGCTGGCATCATCAACGAAGGCGACAATGACCGCTGGAAGCGTTTCAACAACGACTTCGACGTGTTCGTCATCAAGCTGCCCGATGATCGTCGCGAGAAGCTTGCCGACCTGATCAACGATCGCCTCGGCTTCCGCTCCACCCAGCAACTCGCTGCCCGCGAGTTCGCGCCGTCGGTCGGATCCTCCCTGTCATGACCCGCCCTATCCAATACGCGTGCGACCCGGCAGCCCGCTACTGCGAGTGCGGACATTGCGCTCTGCCGCCGGCCCGCAACATCGACCTGGACGATCTCGTGACGCTGAACCGTCCGACCTTCGCCCTCTCCACCCTCCTGATCCTGCTGGCTGGCCTCATCGCGTTCTACGCGATCGGCGCTTGGCAGACGGAACGGGTCCACACCGACATCATCAAAGCAAGGACCGTCTGAGATGAACGCCATCGCAAAGCAGGAAATCGCAGTTCAGCAGGACGCACGCCTCGTCCCCGCCAACGACGCGCCTATGGTCGCCATGATCGAGCGTATCGCCATGGACCCGTCCATTCCGATCGAGCGGCTTGAACAGATGCTCGCCATGAAGGAACGGATGGAAGACCGGGCCCGCGACCAACTGCGCGAGGACCGCGAGTATGAGGCGAAGACCGCCTATTTCTCGGCGATGTCCGCATGCCAGAAAGAGCTTCCGGTCGTCACCAAGAACCGCCGCAACACCCACACCAAGTCGAACTATGCCGACCTGGCCGCGATCGAAGAACAGGCCATGCCGATCATCTACGACCACGGTTTCGGCGTCTCGTTCCAGCCCGACGGCTACAACGATATCGGCGAACTGCTGATCAAGTGGGAGATTTCGCACTCCGGCGGCTACGTCCGCAACGGTATCGGCGCGATCCCGGTCGACGGCGCCGGCGCAAAGGGTGGCGTGAATAAGACCGGCACGCAGGCTTTCGGCAGCACCACCACCTATGGCCGACGCTATCTGCTCTGCATGCTGTTCAACATCAGCACTGGCGACGACCGGGACGGCAACTCGCCTCCGGCAGACGAAACCGTTGGCGATGGCGAGCCGATCACCGAGGCGCAGGCATCGGTCATCCGCGAGTTGATAGGCAAGGCTGAACTGGAAATCGACCGGTTCTGCATGCACTGGAAGATCGAAGCCATCCCCGACATTCCCGGCGCGAAATTCAACGACGTCGTTCGCTCGCTGCGCGCCCGCATCAAGTCCATCGAGGAGAAGGCCAATGCTTGATGAAATCGTCCAAGGCACCGCCGAGTGGCACAAGCTCCGGCTGGGCAAGGTCACCGCTTCGCGAGTAGCCGATGTCATCGCCAGAACGCAGAAAGGCTATGGCGCCTCGCGCGCCAACTATGCCGCCCAGCTGATCACCGAACGCCTCACCGGTCTGCCGACTGAAGGCTTCACGAACGCCGCGATGCAGTGGGGCACCGAGATGGAGCCCGAGGCGAGATCCGCTTACGAGTTCTTCCGCGCGGAAGATGTCGTCCAGGTTCCGTTCGTTGGTCACCCGACGATCGGCGAAGCTGGCGCGTCCCCTGACGGTCTCGTCGGTCCAGACGGCCTCGTTGAGATCAAATGCCCGAACACGGCAACCCACATCGAAACCCTCCTCAACAAGGAGGTGGCATCGAAGTACATCACGCAGATGCAATGGCAGATGGCCTGCACTGGTCGGGGATGGTGCGACTTCGTTTCCTATGACCCGCGCCTGCCCGAATCCATGCGGTTCTTCTGCCAGCGCGTCCACCGCGACGATGCGATGATCGCCGGGCTGGAAGTGGAGGTTGTCGCCTTCCTCAACGAAGTCCGCGGCAAGGTGGTCGAACTTCGCCGGCTCTATGAGCAGCCGGAGCCCGACGCCGCCGGCGGACTGCTGATGGCTGGTTGATCATGGGCGGCCCGGTCCTTCTCCAATGGAACGGCGAGGCCTTCCAGCCGGCGAACCGGCATTGGGCCAGCCAGTGCGACAAGCGCTTTGTGGTCGGCGAGTTCTATACGCTCGCCGAGCACAACGATCGCAGCATGAACACGCACCGGCACTATTTCGCGTCGGTCGCCGAGGCCTGGAAGAACCTGCCGGAGCATTTCTCCGGCCTGCCCTTCACCGAATCCGCGGAGCATCTGCGCGCCTACGCACTGATCCGCACCGGCTATTGCGACGCGCATACAATCGTCTGCTCGAGCAAGGCCGAGGCATCGCGTATGGCCGCATTCATCCGCCCGATCGACGGCTTTTCCATCGTCGACGTCAAAGAGGCGACCGTCACCCGGTACGTCGCGAAAAGCCAGTCCATGAAGGCGATGGACAAGCAGGAATTCCAACAGAGCAAGGTGGCCGTTCTCGACTTCCTCGACGACCTGATCGGGGTTGAGCGCGGCACCACGCACCGAAACGCAGGGAGCGCCGCATGAGCAACGAAGCACGCCTATTGCCCGGCAGCATGTCAGAAGTGGACGCGCTGACATGCGATGATCCTATCACCGCCCTGATCGCGCGCCTGTCGGTTTCCAAAGCACACACGGCACTGGTTGATTTCCTGAATGCCGAGATCAAGCGTCAGACAGCAAGCGCTGACGACATCCTGATCGGCATGGCCGCATACATGATGCAGATGCATGCGAGCTTCGCCGCATACTTCGTCGACGGCGACCGGGCAGACGAGGTTGTCGCTCAATTCCAAGCTGTCTTTGACCGCACGTACCGCGAGCACTTCGTCGACAGCGCGAAGGAGTTGGCAGCATGACCCGAATTATCCGAGCAATCTGCACTTGGTGGTTCCTTCGCACCATCGACCGCCGTTTCGACCGGGCCCACCCGGAACTGAAGAAGCGGCGCCAGGCGATCGCGGCAGCCCGCAAGGCGCACCGGAAGACGAAACCGCTTCTGGACGCCCAGCGCGACGACATGCTGCGTCTGCTTCGCGAGGGCCAGCGCCCATGACCACCACCCCGAAAACCCTTGACCAGATCTGCGACGAGCAGTCCCGCCGCATCCTCCCCGAGGACAAGCCGGGTGAAGTCCTCAAGGCACTGATCAGGAAGCTGCAGAGATCGAAAGGGGCAGAGAAGTGAGCACGATCTTCGACAAGGAAATGCAAAAGGCTCTCGAAGCAGACGGCGAATATCTCCGTGAGATGACCGGCGAGGATCATGGACCGTGGGATCTCGACGACGACGAATGGCTCGCCGAGCTTGAGGCCCACGAGGAAAGCTGGCTTTCGGAAGAAGAGCTCGAGGCTTGCCGTGCCAGAGGGTGCGACAACCAGCGTCCGCAAGGCGGTGAAGAGTGATGGCCGGTTTCCGTATCGCACCCCAAGCCGTGCGCTCGTCGATCGTCAGCAAGTCTTCGGCCCCGAAGAAGCGCAAGGACTACCTGTCGTTCATCCACTCCCTGCCCTGCGTCGTGACTGGCAAGTCACCGGTTGAGGCGGCACACCTCTCTTTTGCGGCTCTCGAATACGGGCACCTGGGGCGCGCCAAGGGACGGAAGGCATCGGACCGGTGGGTTATCCCGCTGCATCCAGACGAGCACGCCAAGCAGCACGCCGGCAACGAGCGAGCCTATTGGGCCTCGACCGGCATCAACCCGCACATTCTCGCTCTCGTCTTCTGGGGCCTGTTTTCGGACATGGGCGAAGAGGCTGAAAGCTACTGCAAACTTGTCATCGCCGGCACCACCCCGAGCGACCGCAGAACGGGAGAAGTCATTCGATGAGCAAGCACACGCCGGGTCCTTGGATGGCCCGCTACGACGATCGCCGCGACAACTACCAGATCTTCGGCGAAGGCAAGGATGGAATGCGCCCGTGGCTCGCTATCACGAAATGCGAGAGCGTGCCGGCGCAGCATGAAGCAAATGCACGTCTGATCGCCGCGGCACCTGATCTCTTGGCAGCGCTCAACGGCGTCATGCACCTTCTTGATGGGGAAGCCTGGGATGTTGCTCGCGCTGCTATCGCCAAGGCGTCCCCCTCCCGCCCCGTGAACGCAGGAGGGGAGTGATGGCCGGCGACTTGCACAGAAGGGCGCGCGCCAACCGCCGTTTCCGGCTGGATGGCTTCCTCATCAGCAAAGACGAACAAGGACGCACCGGGTTCACTCGCCTCCACGAGAAGGGCCACGTCCACACCAGAGCCGCGATTGCCAACGTTCTGCGCCACGCGGCTGCACACCGGCACATTCCGAGAGACCACGCAATTTTCATCGACAGAGCCCGCCAACTCCGCAAGCGCGGCACATGGCTTTGAGGACGCTGACATGACCCAGATCACGAAAGAAGCAATCGAGGCCCTTCAGCCGTTCGCCGATGCGGTCTTCAATGACAACGGCGATATGACAGTCGATCTGTCCTTCGCCAAGGCGGACGACTTCATCAAGGCGTATTTCGTTCACCGCAGGCTATCCACCCTCCCCATTGCAGTAGAGGGGAAGGTCAAACAGCTTGAGTGGGTCGTGATGAGAGAAGGCGATGAGATCGCCGAAACCATCCTCGGCACATACACGATCACTGGAGGGTCTATCTACCTCGTTTGGTTTGCCGGCCAGGCCGACTACGAAGATTACGCGGTCTCAGCGCCGAGCATGGAAGCCGCAAAGACATTCGCGCAGTCTGACTACGAGACCCGCATCCTCTCTGCTCTGATCTCCTCCCCCGGCAAGGACGGCGGGCAGGAGGTGGAGGCGGTCGCAAAGGTAACCCGAGTTTCGGAATACGGGCATGAAGTCGAATGGCTCAATGATAGCGCAATCCACTCCGGATCGCTTCTCTACGCCCGTCCAGAGAGACATGAAGCGACTGACGAGATGGTGGCCGCCTACAAGACTGCATTTCGCGATGTCTTCGACCGATGGCTTAACGACCAACTGAATGTCTCTGACAAAGAGATATCATCCCGCGCCACCAAGGCGGGGCTCAACGCTGTGCTAGCCTCACTACCCACCGACACCCAGCCCGCCAGTACGGCGCTGGTCGAGATCGTGAAGGAACTGTCGGACTATCTCGCGATCCACCATTTCGCATCGGACCGGCATAAGGCTGCCGACATGGTCGCTCGTCCCCGGGCCGCCCTCTCCTCTTCCCAGTCCACCAGCAGGGAGGGGGAAAGATGAGCAAGGATATCTCTTTCGGATGCACGCAGTCTTTCGGGTCAGCGACCTATTCCGTCTCCGGCATGTCTTCCCCATTCGCGGCACGCTTGAATGTCTACCAGCGTGCTTACCGCGATGGCGAGTATTCCCCGCCAATGTTGCGCGAGAAGTGGTGGCAATTCTGGCGACCGACCGAGCACAGCGAAATCGATAAGGCTCTCATGGGCCTTCCCTACACTGCCGAGGAGCCCCGCCAATGAAGCCAACACCGACACCCGAGATGATCGATGCGGCCGAGCGAGCCATCGATGAACTCTCCTACGACCTCGTGCCGGCCGACATGATCCACCGTGAAATCGCGAAGGCCGCTCTTGACGCCGGATTGGCAGTAGACGTTGGGGCAAGAGAACCTACCCCTGACGATATCTACCGGGCTCTGCGCGATTGGTACGGCGAAGATGACGAGTGGAGCCACAACCAATATGTTGCCATGGATCGTGTTCTTCGCAATGCCGCTGCCCTCTCCGCGGCGGTAGTGGGGGAGCCGGAAGGCTGGAAGCTCGTGCCGGTAGATCCGACGCCGGAAATGATCGATGCCGGCAGGCTGGCCCGCATGAACATCGCCGGCGGCTACGACGGACCATCGTCGTGGGAGGCCATGCTTGCCGCCGCCCCTTCCGCGCCCGATGGCTGGCAGCCGATCGATACGGCGCCACGCGACACGACCTCAATCATCATTGCCGTTCCGACGAAGGACTATGACGGCCACATCGTCGGCGAGGCGTATTTCGATCCAGAGCATTACGAAGACGGCGATTGGTGGTGGGCGAATACCGACCACGGCGACTATCACGGCGGCCCGATCAGCGAGATCAACTTTCACGGCCCGTCGCATTGGCAGCCGCTTCCCGCTCCTCCTGCCATTGGAGGCAAGCCATGACGATCAATCTCGAACGAGATGTGACGGAACTGTTCCGCGCCAAGCTGCAGGAGTTCTGCGAGTGGTGCGCGAAGGAGTGGACGGTAACCGAGTTGGAAGCCCGAAACGATAACCTCTTCGACACGAAACTGGCAGGCTACCGAGAAGGCTACAACGCCGCTCTTGAAGGTCTTACCGGCGCCTTGGATTGCTGGATGGAGGAAGGCGCATGACTGATCTTGTCGAACGCCTGCGACACCGAGCCAATGACAAGCGGCCGATGCCAAAGCCGTTCAATCTTTTGCTGGATGCCGCAGAGGAAATCGAGCGGCTGCGGCGGGAGATTGCGGACTTGGCAGCACTCCTCAAAGACCCGGCTGCCATCCGCATCAACTACCTGCGCGGAGATATCGCTTGCCAGCCGCTCATCGACGAAGCGCGGAAGGCCGCTTTTATAGAGGCGGCGGCCATCGCCGAACTCGACGCTGATTGGTCAGCCTTCGGCAAAAGGGACATCGAGCCTTGGGATACCGGTCCTGACGCCGTTCGCGACTACAGGCTCGGCATAGTTGCCGGCAGAGCGATTGCAGCTGCGATCCGCGCCAAAGCCGAGGAGACACGACCATGACGTCACCCATGCTACTCGACAGCGAGCAAGCTGCCGAACTCCTCAACGTTTCCACCCGGACCTTGCGCGAATTTGTGAAGGCTGGCGATATAGCCTACGTGCCGCTCGGCGCCGGCAGGTCGAAACCGCGCCTCGGCTTCACCATGGACGACATCAACGAATTCATAAAGAGCCGGAGAACCCGCGAGTGTCCGTCTACAAGCCAAAGAACACCCCGTATTACCACTTCGACTTCCAAGTCGGTGGTATTAGGTTTCACGGCTCTACAGAAACAGCGAACCGCCGAGAAGCAGAAGCAAGGGAAAAGGTAGAGAAGGAAAAGGCCAAGGCAGAGCTTAAGGCCTCGAAGAATGCCAAGGGTGGTCCGCTCACGATCGACATCGCAGCGGCGCGCTACTGGACCGAGATCGGCCAGCACCACGCCAACAGCGAAACGACATGGACCGACATCAACCGCCTTGTCGGCTATTTCGGCGCGGCGAAGCTCATGTCGGCGATCGGCGACGACGATATCGCCAAGCTCGTCCAGTGGCGGCGAGCACAGACGGCATGGGGCAAGGCGGAAACGAAGGACGGCGAGCCGATGCGGCTCGTGTCGGCCGCGACCGTGAACCGATCGACAACGCTCGTCATCAAGAAGATTTTCACCCGGGCGAAGCGCACCTGGCGCTACGACTTCCCGCTCGAGCCGAACTGGCGCGACCATTGGCTTAAGGAGCCCGTCGAGCGCGTCCGCGAACTGAAGCAGACGGAAAGCTCGTCGCTCTACCTCGCGACCCGGAACGACTACCAGCCGGTTTTCGATTTCGTGCGCGCCACAGGCCTGCGCCTGCAAGAGTGCATTCTGAAATGGTCGGAGGTGGACTGGCAGACGGGATGGATCACGAAGCTGGGGAAGAACGATCGACCGGTGAGAACCGCGATCACGTCCGAGGTGCGGGAGATCCTGCTCCCGCTGCGCGGCCACCATCCTGAATTCGTCTTCACGTATCAGGCGGCGCGCACGCGCACTGGCGAGGCTTCATACAAGGGAGATGGGGAAGGAAGGAAGAAGGGCGACCGGTATCCGATCACCTATAGCGGACTGAAGACCCAGTGGAAGCGGATCCGCGGCAAGGCCGGCGTCGAAGACTTCCGATTCCATGACTTCCGGCACGACCTGGCGACCAAGCTCTTGCGGGAGACCGGGAACCTGAAGACGGTGCAAAAGGCACTCAGCCACCGCGATATAAAGACGACGACACGCTATGCGCACGTGCTCGACGAGGAAGTCGCGGGCGCTCTCGAATCGCTTTCGAAGAAGAGGAAGGCGCAAAGAAAGGCGAAGTGATCGGGCGAGCGAGTCGGCATCGCCCCGGTGCAGTGCTCAGTTGAGCGGGTATTGCTCAAACGATATGCGCGTATCGGTCCACCCGCGGCGATGCACTTCTTCGGCGAGTTCAAACCAGATCGCGTTGTTGTTTCCTGCTAGCCAACTGGCCTCGGCGCACCAAAAAACCGCGGTGACGCATAGCTCGCGGAGGTCTTTGTCATCCATCTCTGTTAGGCTCAGATCATCATCCAT